ATGAAAAAACATGCTATTGCAGTAATGATGATCGCCGTATTTTCTGAGTCGGTTTATGCGGAGTCTACCTTATTTATTCCGGACGTCTCTCCTGATAGCGTCACGACATCCCTTTCTGTGGGGGTGTTAAATGGTAAATCCAGGGAGCTGGTTTATGATACCGACACCGGGCGGAAGCTGAGTCAACTGGACTGGAAAATAAAAAATGTCGCCACGTTGCAGGGGGATTTATCATGGGAACCCTATTCGTTCATGACGCTGGACGCCCGCGGCTGGACGTCTTTGGCGTCGGGATCGGGTCATATGGTTGACCATGACTGGATGAGCAGTGAGCAGCCTGGCTGGACCGATCGTTCAATTCATCCGGACACCAGCGCCAACTATGCTAATGAATACGATTTGAACGTGAAAGGTTGGTTATTGCAGGGCGATAACTACAAGGCGGGCGTAACAGCGGGCTATCAGGAAACCCGTTTTAGCTGGACGGCAAGAGGCGGGTCTTATATTTATGATAATGGCCGATATATTGGTAATTTTCCTCATGGCGTGCGCGGCATAGGTTATAGCCAGCGTTTCGAAATGCCCTATATCGGGCTGGCGGGTGATTATCGTATTAATGACTTTGAGTGTAATGTACTGTTTAAATACAGCGACTGGGTAAATGCGCATGATAATGACGAACACTACATGCGCAAACTTACCTTCCGTGAAAAAACGGAAAATTCACGATATTATGGCGCTTCTATTGACGCCGGATATTATATTACCAGTAATGCAAAAATCTTTGCTGAGTTTGCTTACAGTAAATATGAAGAAGGTAAGGGCGGTACGCAAATCATAGATAAAACCAGCGGTGATACGGCGTATTTTGGTGGCGATGCCGCAGGTATAGCTAATAATAACTATACGGTTACCGCGGGGTTGCAGTACCGCTTCTAGACCACATCAGGATGTCATCGGTCATAACCGGCCGATGACGACTTTTTGCTGAACGTGTGGCATATCCGGTGATGTTGCATAGGGGCAATAAAAGCAACATGAAAGGGGAACCGCTCGAAAGACTATGCAGCAAGAAGAGAATGTCCTGGGTATCAATGGTGTCCCCTGCAGACATCTAATGGATTCGATAAGTGCAGGGGATTTATGGGGAATTTCTGATGTGAAGAAAATTGTGCCCGTTGTTATGCCCGCAAATGGCGTTCACGATGCATTTTCAACTGGGGGAAGAGCGTGGTTTTTCCACTTGAGATAATCGGCATAAAGCCAGCGCGATGATCTGCCGTACTTGATCGGAGGAGGGAGGTTTCCCTTCTGGATTTGTTTATAGAAGTACCGGTCAGTGAAACCAGCATCTCCCATCATAAACTTCATGTCAATGAGTGAGTCGTCTCGGAGTTCTCGCATAGGTTTGGTCTCGCGTTTGGAAATCGAACCTGGAAGCCAGGCAAAAAGAACCCGGCACTGTGGCCGGGCAAATGGGGGATAACGTGGCAGTGCATTCGCACCCAATAGCCAGCTCATAACTGGCTATCAGTTGCGTCAGTCGTAGCTTCCATACCACCAACCGTCATCCGACTCGGTAATAAAAATCTTCTGAGGGCCAAGAATTTTAAATACCTCCTTTGACGCGGAAAACTGTCCTGTCCCTTTATGTACTGACAGGCCAGAATCATCAGCTCTGACCCGAATTTTTTTTGAATGCTCATCAATTTGAAAGTCGACGCGATGACCGCCAAACGGGCAGGATTTATTAAATCTTCCATTAGCTGATCCTGACTTGGAAATTCTGAACACTACGTTTGGCTGCTCGGCCTCTCTGCCGAGCGCTTTAATGGCGAATTCTCGAACGGATACAAAAGCCATACTCTCTCCTCATGCCACGCGCTGCATTGCACGTAGCGATTTAATGTGTTCGCTAGTTTCAAGTTCGGCACGAATACGTCTCGCCTCGTGAAAGTCGAGATATTCGAAATCTTGGTTAAAGCGGTCGATTGAAGCGGTGTTGACCCGGCCTTGTCGCCAGTAGCGGACTATCTGTGATGTGACTGAGTGGATGATGACGAGCCAGTTATGCTGGTCAGCGTATATCTGGCCCCGTTGAATTAGCTGGAACATTGGCAGTCTCCATGTAAGCACCAATGAAAGCGGCTGCCGCCTGTGCGTTTATAGCGTTACCGTAACCCTTAAGTCGGCCTGTGCGGTTGCGGCCTGCCATTGCTCGTAATGAGGACTTGCCGTGTCCCAGGCTTTTGGCAAACCTTGCAACCAGCGGGAATGTGCCGGATTCAACTGGACGCCATTGCCCATCTCGACAAAAGAGCCAGTCCGCATCTCGCCAAAAACCGTTAACCTCAAGGGGCCTGCTGTGTAAGCCTGCCTCGGCAACTGATCCAGTCGTTCTTTCCCATCCCGCTGCGCTGTCATTCCTGATGTGTCTTTCCAGTCGCGAGTTGTTGGCGTAACCAATCCCGCCAACGCCGCTGCCCACCCGATTTTGTTCGGAGTTGCTCGACCATCCCCGCTCATTTGCACGGTCGTCGCGTTGGTGATATTGCTCACCTGCGGAGTTGGCCAGTCCGACAGCCGCGCCGCTCCGGAGACATGTTGCAAGCCCCGCTTCGTTTCTGGCTGCGGGTTCGTATTCGCTACTGGCGTGGGCCACCCAGTAAGCTCGGTCTCTAATGTGCGGCGCACCGATGCCCGCTGACGTAAACGGCACAAGCCCGAAGGCGTATCCCATTCCTTCCAGGTCTGCTTGTACAAGGTCGAACCATACATTTGCGTTACCTGCTGCAACCTGTTCGCCAAAGACGTGCTGAGGTCTGCACTCGCTGATGAGGTGGAAGAAAGCGGGCCATAAGTGCCGCTCGTCAGCAAACCCATCGCCTTTGCCTGCCGCGCTGAAAGGCTGGCACGGACAGGAGCCTGTCCAGACTGGCTTATCGTCAGGCCATCCTGCGAGGCGGAGGGAATGTGACCAGACGCCAATTCCGGCGAAAAAGTGGCACTGCGTGAATCCTCGCAGGTCGTCAGGTGTGACATCTTCAATACTCCTTTCATCAACTTCGCCCGGTGCGATATGACCGCCGGCGATCAGGTTCCGCAGCCATTGCGCTGCATACGAATCAATCTCGTTGTAATAGGCTGCCATCACCCACCTCGCTGCTTATTCCGCAATTCCTGCTCACCCTGGCAGCTAACGCACATCGTGCATCCCGGATACGCTTTCCGGCGCTCGTTACTGAGTAGATCCCCGCATTCCTCACAGTGCGTTGCTGATACTGCTGAGTGGTTGAGTCTGTGAGCCTGAATAGCATGGTCGCGCATCATCTCTTCGAGAGCGCTGGCCTGATCGATGATTTCTGATGTCATGATTTATACCTTCTTCCTAGCGTATTTCTTTGTAAGTAATCTTCCCGCAATGATCACAGCGACTAACAAAAAGGAAGGTTATTAAATAAGGTTCTATCGATGATTCTGTTCTGTAATATTGTTTTTTTGTCTGCTGGATAACATTCCAATGATGAAGCCCAAATAAGCACTTCATGCTATTTTTTCCGCTCATAATCAGTGCTCCATGAACTGTCGGTTAATTCGGTTGAAGGTGAACGCGAGAAAATAAAAAGGCCGACATAGCGACCTTGTGATTCGTTTGGTTAGCGTCATGCTGCCTCCCGTCGAGCGAGAAGTTTCGCTCCGAAAGTCATTAGCTCGTCCCGCTCCACAGTTGCGAAGTGGCAGTGTGTGCGCGGGTACGGATGCCAGATGATGAGCATACTTCCCTTGTTATTGCCGCTGACTGGCTTACCGGTGACCGGGTTGATAAATGCCAGCCGCCAGGCGGTGATGAAGCGAACCTCGCTGGCGGTCTGGATAGCTTCCTTGAACCAGCCAACCGAAGTGTCTGCCGGAACAAGCATCACCGTACCGATCTGATTTCTGCTCTCGGCGGCCGCCTTTTTCACGAAAGGTGTGATGTCGCTGTAAGGTGGATTTAGCCAGACGTAGCCAGGTACATTCAGATAATCAGCCCAGGATGTTTCCAGCGTGTTCTGCTCGGCGGTGATGAACTTCCGGCACAGCGTGTTGTGCGGCGCTGCTGCTGCGTCAAGTTGAAAGCAGAATTCAGCATCCAGTGCTGCGAACAGTGCCGGTGGTGTACGCCACAAATCACGCTGATCTGCTGGCGTGTTACTTCCGGTGTAATCAGTCATGCTTCCTCCCGTTCAGGATTTCTCACATCCCACCTGTTGCGCTCAATATTCACAGCCAGCCGCTTATCTCCGACCTCTTCGATACTCCGACCGGTAATCTCTGCTACTTATGCGTTGGTGTAGCGCATGAGCGCTGATAGTTCTTCTATGCTCCAGACTTTCATCAGTCGCTCCTTACTTGTCCGTAACGACCGCGATACTTACGCATACGGTCATCAACGTAATCAGGTTCTACAGGTCCAACTACCACCCATCCCGGCCTGAATGACGCTTCTAAGTTGGCGTACCAGACTTCCTTTTCGTGCAACTCCAGAAGCCTGTCTTCCATGGTCGGCTTCTGGAAATCGTCATTAGCGATAGCTGAAAAGCAACGAGCCAGCACCTCTTCTTTAGTGCCGGATCGCTTTGGTGGGCGCAGATATCCCGCCCCGGTGAGAGGTGCCGACATTTGATGCTCCTGATTAAATGGCGTGGATAGCGTGACGAGGGAAGGGAAGAGTTACCGGTGCCTCGTCCGGATAGATTGGTTTGTTATGTTTATGCCATTCGACATGACAGGATTTGCATAGCCACATCACATCGGTAGGCTTACCGTAGTCGCAGTGGTGAGCCTGAGGTTTACATTCGGATCCGCAGCACTCGCACCGTGATGGTCGAGTTAGCTTCCCATCGCGCAAAAAATTGCCCACGATTATGTGGGCTTTTCTTTTCCATGGGTTGCGCTTAATAAACCGCTTTTTGGCTGCGTTACATCGTTCTCTACCGCGATCTGAGGATTGATAATCCCTCCTGGCCGATACTCGATGTGGCAATCCCGCGCGCTCTTTGTCGTACTCAGCAAGGCAAACACGGCATGCGGCAGTTAATCCATCATTGGATGCTCTTCTTATTTGAAAGTCCCTTTCTTCCTTCTGCTGATTGCATCTGGAACAGGTCTTCATGCTTACTCCTAAAAAGGAATGTCTGAGTCATCAAAGTTCATCGGCGGTTCGCTGTGTTGGGGCGCTGATTGCTGATGTTTCCGCGGCTGCTTACTGGCTGCTTGCTGTTTGCTGTCACCAGTGCCGCCTAGCATCTGCATCACGCCATTAATGCCAACGTGGACTTCCGTGGTGTAGCGGTCTTGGCCTGACTGGTCTTGCCATTTCCGAGTGCGTAGCATCCCTTCGAAGTAAACCTGATCGCCTTTTTTGACATACTGACTTACTACCTCAGCAAGCTTTCCGACAACCGCTACGCGATGCCATTCAGTTAGCTCCTTCTGTTCGCCAGTCTGCTTATCCCGCCACTGCTCTGATGTTGCTACTGTCAGATTAGCGAACGCTGTACCAGATGGAGAATAACGAACCTCCGGGTCTTGTCCGACCCGGCCTAAGATGATCACCTTATTTACGCCTCTACTAGCCATTTATGCCGCCTGTTTTAGTTCGTTAACTCTGATGTTCATTACCTGAACGCATTTTGTCTGCGCATCATCGTGACCAGCCAATAATTGCCAGTCATGCTGATATCTCTCAGTTAGCTTTTGCTTGTCAGTTTCTGTTGCTGCATAATCGCTGAAGTCTTTCAGGATTTGTTCGCAGTCAACCGATGGAGATTTCTGGTTGGTATTTTCTGGTGATGGTTGATTGCATGATGCTGGCATGGCCCAGTCCGGCAGCGATGGAGGGAGCCAGTAAAATCCTGTTCCATCCTTCAGTTTGGCCCTGTGCCATCCTTGTTTCTTATCACTGGATATCTGCGCAAAACCTTCCTCAAGGTTATAGAGATACCGACCAATTCCCCACTGAACGGCAGCACGCTTCATTGCGCCAGAGCGACCGCCTTTGACGGCTTCTACCTGTGTGTTTTCAGCAGCATCCCATTTTGTTACCCATTCGGAATCAATCTTGATAGATATGCCGCATTCAACACCGCCGTTGTTCGGTATATCCCGATATTCGTTTCGCCAACCAGCCTTTCCACACACATCATCAAGGCGCTTCATGATTGCCCTGTTGGTCACATACGCGAGCACCATTGCCCAGACTTTACCATCTCGCGTTTTGCCGCTTTGCTGGATGCGCCATTCAATATCGTCAGCAGCGAATGGCGCATCAAAATCATTCAAATCCATAAACACCTCAGAATGGTAGTTCGGAAGGATTAGCCAGGAACTCGCCTTTATTCATTCGTTCACGACGAGCCATATCAAGACAGAAGGACTTCATCGACTTATCACCGGCCTTACGCCAGTACATTGCCTCAGTCAGGTGATACTGACGTTTTATCCTGCTTAATTCTGGCGTTCTGGCTAAGTCTGTAGGAATCATTATCTTTCTCCTGTTCTTTCTGCTGATTGAGCATGTCCTGCATAAGGCGAATAAACGCATCGTCTGACCAGGTATCTGTAATGCTCACTAAATAATCTCCGGCTCGTTTTTATGGTTAAGCACGATATCTACCAGCAGGTCTTTAAGTGGCTTAGCTTCGGTCAGTGTGTGGATGTGCAACTTGCCGTCTTTGTTAACTGCTGCTCTCCATGGCTTTCCGTGGTGAATAACCAGCATTCCTGGAGTTACGCACTGGCGAATAACGGTTAATGTGTTTTGCATAACGCCTCCAGTTGCTTACGAACAGCACGAATAAGACGGCGAACACGTTTGGATAATTCGGATTCAGCGGGATAAAAAGCGGACATGACGCCGCTACCCGCGAGGCTTAGTTGCATCATGGGCTGGTTCCTTATGTTGTGTGTGATTGCATAGCGATAGAGACTCGTGAATCTCTGTTGATATGCGGGCATGAAAAAGCCGCACTCAGGCGGCTTCTGATTTCTCTTCTTCGTAGCGCTCGATAATCTCGTCGCTATAGCTGTTTTCCGTTAGATAGGCGATGATTTCATCCATTTCCATCTCAGCAAAAGCGGTATCCAAGAGGTGATGGCAAAACTCTTTAATTTCGCCATAAGTGTTTAAGTCAAACTTAATAGTCGTATTATCTTCTTTGACGGTTACTTCTCTCCATCCACCATTTGATGAATAAGTTGCAACTTTTCGAACGTCGATTTCCATGCTTTCCTCCAGGCAAAAAGAATGCCGCCCATATAGAGCGGCAAGACTATCAAGGGATGATTCTCCAATAACCAGAACGCGTCTTCGTCCTCATTCGGTTACGAGCGATATTGCTCCGTGTATTCACTCACTGGAATGAATACACAGTGCTTATTCGCTTTCTATCTCTTCAAACCCCCAATCCATTCTTTCCCATGCAACATCCTTCATAATTTCATCCTTATCCACTTCACTGTATGAGTCCCATTCATCATCAGAGATACCAAGATCCTCTTCAATGTCAATTTCCTGCTTATAGCAGGAATGAATATTTGCGCCTGAATCTAGCCAAACTTTAAATTTTCTGCCCATTTAAAATTTCTCATCATATTTATGCGATATTGCTCACATAGCAGACTGCGCAATCTGCTATAGGTGCATCACTCACACGCTACAAACTCACCATCTTCATTCAGTTGATACCATGTATTCGGCATAATACCGTTCTCGCCAACTTTGCTTGCGCGGATGTGAATCAGTTCGCCATCTTCATCGCGATAACAGAGGACGATTGCCCCACCTTCTGATGCGCGAGCTTTTCCTTCAATGCCGAACGCCGCTGCTACGGATTGTGATCCAGAAACTTCTGCCGCTGACCAGTTGCCAGTGTTAGTTGCCGCTGAACAGTTGCCAGTGTTAGTTGCCGCTGACCAGTTGCCAGTGTTAGTTGCCGCTGACCAGTCGCCAGTGTTAGTTGCCGCTGACCGGTTGCCAGTGTTAGTTGCCGCTGACCGGTTGCCAGTGTTAGTTGCCGCTGAACAGTTGCCAGTGTTAGTTGCCGCTGACCGGTTGCCAGTGTTAGTTGCCGCTGAACAGTTGCCAGTGTTAGTTGCCGCTGACCAGTCGCCAGTGTTAGTTGCCGCTGACCGGTTGCCAGTGTTAGTTGCCGCTGACCAGTCGCCAGTGTTAGTTGCCGCTGACCGGTTGCCAGTGTTAGTTGCCGCTGACCGGTTGCCAGTGTTAGTTGCCGCTGACCGGTTGCCAGTGTTAGTTGCCGCTGACCGGTTGCCACACATGATCTGCTGCTCAAGAGACTTATCTATCTTGCTCCAAATCCATTCGATACCACGTTGAATGAACTGAGGAAGCGTTAACTCTGCCTTAATCGTTATGCTGGCGCTGGCGATTTTGGTGTCACCATCTCCTTCGCGGTTAGTAATACCGAAGGAGATGGTTTCTGCAAAGCGGCTGTCTGCAGGAGAGTAATAACTGAAAACATCGAAAGGACATTCACAGGCGTGGAATCCAGAAACGCAAGCCTCCACTTTTCCATCGTGATGGAAGGTCTTGCCAATTTCAAACTGAAAGTCACGGCACTTTAGGTCTTTGTTAAATCCCTTGAATGTCACAATTTCTTTGGTCATGTTGTTATTCCTTAAATTTTGGCAATAAAAAAGGCCGCATTGCGACCTGATTAGATATTTGAAGTGAGATAAAAGAAGACCAACTATGTAGCCTTTAGTTTTTCCAGCTCTCTGGCAATCATTGCCGTGGTTCTGATTGCCCATTTATCGACAATCTTTCCATCTTCTCTCACCAGAGCCATTTCCTCAGGCTTCACCATACATTCAGCATCAAGCTTGCAGCCTTTGCATTTCACAAAGCGACTACACCATTGGTTGGTATCAATAGTCGTAGCCATATGCATATTCCTGGTATTGGTTCATCACGTCCTGTGGATGCTCATCGAATTCTTCAAATTCTTCTTCCATATCTCACCTCAAATAAGCGGCTTACTGCTCAGCTTCATGCGCTGAACGGCATGGATTTTATTCCCGAGCGGGTTAACGTCCCGGTAGTAAATGCGGTTCTTCTTAACCGCTGTTACTTCAACTTTCTTCTGACGCGTTCCGGCAAGCGAAATGGCTCTTGAAACACGTTTACTGGCTCCGTCCATGATTTTCATGAAAGCCATATAGTGCATTGGCTTCTTTCCTTGCTTGTTTGGCATCATCTAAAAGTTTGAATGAGCCTAGGTATTTTCGTTTTCCATCCACAGTTATCGATGCAACATAAAACCCATGCTCTTTTCTTGCTTCAACACCTGTAACTCCAGTTGATGAAGATGATTTTAAAGGCATGTTTTTCATATTCTCTTTGAAAGAAACGCTTCTTAAATTGGAGATTCTGTTGTCATCCTTAACGCCGTTTATGTGATCAATCACATCAGGCCAGTAGCCATGCACGTAAAGCCATGCAAGTCTGTGAGACTTAAATTTTTTACCTCCAATATTTATTCTCAGATAACCCTTGTTGTCAGGTGAGCCAGCCTTTTTACCTGGATACTTCTTGTTCCACGTCAAGGCAGCTCTGTTATCCGCAAACAAATGCTTTGCTCTCGGCTTCCAATAAAAGTCACCACTCACAGGATTGTAATGAAGAATCTCCCTTACAGACGCTTGAGTAAGATCCACTTAAACCTCCTAACAAAAACACTTCAATAACCCTCCGGTTATGGAAATGTTCTTTTGTAGTGAGCAGTATTGCCGTTCATCCTGAACCCGCCTAGGCGGGCTATATGTGTTTCCACTTCTTGCGAAGCCTAATTGAACTAATGTACGAATCAGACAGTCCATAGATGGCTGCTATTTTCCTGTTACTCAGCGTGGAGCTTCGTATTTCAAGAACATCTTCTGCGGTAAGTTTCGCGGAACCGTTTCTCTCTCCAGAGACGTGATTTCCTCTCCCTTTAATTTCCATATCCCTTACGTTTTCCAACTGAGTACCAAGCACCAAATGCTCTGGGTTGATGCATCGCGGGTTATCACACATATGCAGCACTACACGTCCTTTAATGCTCTCAATAGAGACACCGACTGATTCGCAGTAGGCTTTCCTGTGAAGCCTTATCGCCACTGTCTTACCGTTGATTCGAGTTGAAGTGGTACCGTAATTTTGTTTTTGGTTATGCTCTATGCAATCACTTAACATGTTGATCTCTCTAAAAAGAAAACATCAGGTTAAGCAATCCCGCATATTGGAACCGTCCATTGGCTCGCCATGGGGCCGACGCATGGTTTACTGTCGCGCCGTTCGACTGACCGAAACGATGTGCTGTCTCGATGGGTTAAATTTAGCGTGATGCTAAATCATTGGCAATAGCAAAATGCTAAATTACTGGCGCGTGAAGTTTAGCTTTTTGATTAATAAAGGAATTAATTTTTAGCATTGAGGTGGTGTAGAAAACGAAAAGCAAAAAAAAGCCCGCTCATTGGCGGGCTTAGGGGGAATATCGTGAGTCTTTACGGCAAGTTGAGAATCTTCGCGTCTACTACAACGCCAATGATCCGGCAATTACCATTTATTTCTTGCATGGGATACTGCGGGTTAAGCGGTTTAAGGAATCGGCGGCCAGCGTCTATGACAAGCTTCTTGAAAGTGGCCTCATTGTCTCCGTCAAGCTTAGCGACAACAAGCTTTCCGTTCCGTGGCTCGACTTCCGGATCAACAAGAATTGCCGCACCCTCTGGAATACTCAGGCCAACAGGGGATGTCATAGAGTCCCCCTTAACATCCAGCCAGAATGAATCCTCTGAGCACACCACAGTGGTGTCATACCAGCGATCTATTGATCTGCGATGATAAGGTTCTACAGCTTCCATCCATTGCCCCGCGCTTATCCAACTGATTACAGGATAACTTCCTTTCGTGTCGTTCATCCCTCGAAATGCAACGTTACCCGTGTTTTCTTTGGAGTGCAAAACATCCAGCCAACCGAATGACAGACCCAAAGCATTTTCAATTTTTCTAGCCAGCTTATCCCCGATGTTGCGATTCGGGTTTTCTCCTAGAAGCTGACTCAGGGCGGCAGGACTGGTGTCTATGAGTTCAGCGAACTGTGCCTTAGTCATTCCAGTCGAACGTTTCCGCTCTTCGTACAAAGCCTCTAGGTTGGCTTTTCTGATTTCTTTGTTTTCCATTCCCTGAGTCTCGCATTCTTTAGCAATGCGATAAATGTGCAAATTGCTAAATGATGCTTGCTTAGTATTTAGCATAACGCTAAACTCCAATTGTAACGTTAACCCGGAGCAACCTATGAACAACGAATTACTCCGCTGGCGAAAGGATGCGACTTCCGCTGAGTGGGTGCGGTTGGCAGAACTAGCCAACACAACGGTTGGCTATTTAGACCAGATTGCTTACGGATACCGCAGGGCTTCTCCAGAGAAGGCACTGGCGATCGAAGTGGCAAGCAAGGTTTTCAAAAAGCACATGCCAGTACTGAAAGAAAGCCTGGTCTTTGCGACCACCCGTAACAGCGCAGCATGAACCCTGTCGCCTTCAGGAGGCAAGTAACCAGTTAGCAACTTTTGATAACCGAACGGCCCGGTATATGGTCGGGTGCCCGGCGTGGTCAAGGCTGACTGTCAATGGTGCACGATAAAAACCCAAATTATTTACCTATGGAGATAGTAAGAAATGACACAAGCAAGTTACAGCAAGCCAACACAGCGAGAAATTGATCGCGCTGAAACTGATTTACTCATCAACCTGTCAACGCTTACCCAGCGCGGTCTGGCAAAGATGATTGGCTGTCATGAATCGAAGATAAGCAGAACGGACTGGAGATTTATTGCTTCGGTCTTGTGTGCTTTCGGAATGGCATCAGACATCAGTCCGATTAGCAGGGCTTTTAAGTATGCGCTTGATGAAATCACAAAGAAAAAATCCCCGGCTGCCACCGAGGATTTTAAGCAAATTGATATGCAATTCTGAGGGAATTACTGGATCAATCCACAGGAGTCATTATGACAAAACGTCGTAAGAAATACCAGGAAAAAGAAGAGATTCGACACCCTGATTCACCTGAGGGATTAGTGGTAGCCGCAGCAAATAACAGGGCGTTCGCAGAGCGCTTTGTTGGTGTTTACAGACTAGCCAAAGCAGGAGTGAAACATGGGCGTCGTTAAGTTAGCAGACTACAGACCGTTAGAACCGGTCGTGGAGCGTAATGTGGCAGATCTCGATGATGGTTACGCCAGACTATCAAATATGCTGCTTGAGGCTTATTCAGGTGCAGATCTGACCAAGCGACATTTTAAAGTGCTGCTTGCCATTCTGCGTAAAACCTATGGGTGGAATAAACCAATGGACAGAATCACCGATTCTCAACTTAGCGAGATTACAAAGTTACCCGTCAAACGGTGCAATGAGGCCAAGTTAGAACTCGTCAGAATGAATATTATCAAGCAGCAAGGCGGCATGTTTGGACCAAATAAAAACATCTCAGAATGGCGCATCCCTCAAAATGAGGGAATATCACTCAAAACAGGGGATAAAACATCCCTCAATTTGAGGGAGTGTTATCCCTCAAAACAGGGGGACACAAAAGACACTATTCAAAAGAAAGAAATACAAGATAAAAACACTATGTCCGAAAGCGTTCGGACGGAGTGTGAAAAATCATCTGACCGTCACGAAGAAACCGATAAGGCATTCGAGGAAATATTCTGGTGTGCCGGTATGCGAAAAGCCGGGAAGAAAAACGCAGCTTCGGCATTCAGAACACAGTTCATGGAATGGCGTAAAACTACCAGGGGTACGGCAAGCGAGTTTGCCACGATGCTGGCAGAAGACATCGCATGCAGGAATGGTAAGCAGTTCGGATTCGACAGGTTGTTACCATCAAGCTACCTGAACGGTCAGCGCTGGAACGACGAAAAGCCAGAAACAATTCAACCACAATCCAAATCATCATCCGCAATCACCGTATCGAAAACTGGCTACGTGTTTTTCGACAGGTGAACCATGAAATCCAGAATCAAATCGCTACTGGTCGCTGGTTATAACCACGGCTGGTTAAGTATTTCGTTTGTCGATTTCTGGTTTAAAAATCTCGACCTCAGCAGCCATTATCTCCGGCAATGGCGTTTAAACGCTATCAGACGCGCTGTAGCGTGATAAACGACGGTCTGGCGGGGAAATACACCAGATAAAAAAATATCGCGTCAGAATGCGATTCAGGACGGTTAAGGTATGAGTCCATCAGAACTTAGCGACCTGCTTTGGGTGCAGGTTGACAGGGTGGCCCCGCACCTGTTGCCAAACGGCAAGAAAGAGGGGCATGAGTGGGTTGCTGGCAACGTCAACGGCGACAAGGGGAACAGCCTTAAGGTCAACCTTAGCGGCAAGAAAAAATGGGCTGATTTCGCTGAGGGCGACGGCGGTGACATGCTTGATTTGTGGATGGCCTGTCGGGGAATAAATCTGCATCAGGCTATGCAGGAGGCAAAGGCATTTCTCGGTATCAAGGATGATGATCACCATTTCGACGCCAGACGTGAGAAGAAATTCTCCAGACCTGACCGCAAGAAAATCGCCCGTTACGTTACCAGAACAGAATCCCATCTTGAGTACCTGCAATCGCGTGGCATATCTCCAGAAGTCGTAAAGCGGTACGAGGTTGTCAGCGGCAAGGTGTGGAATGGAGAGCGAGAACTGGATGCTTTGGTGCTTCCGTACAAACGCGATGGTGAGTTGTTGCAGGTCAAGAGAATCAGCACCGAACGTCCGGACGGGAAGAAAGTCATCATGGCAGAAGGCGACTGTGAACCTTGTCTGTTCGGATGGCAGGCTCTCGATGCTGGCGTGAGGGCTGTTGTACTTTGCGAAGGCGAAATTGATTGCATGAGCTATGCGCAATACGGCATTCCGGCGCTATCTGTCCCGTTCGGTGGCGGGAAAGGCGCTAAACAACAGTGGATTGAGTTTGAATACCATAACCTCGACAGGTTTGAGGAAATATTCATCTCGATGGACGTTGATGATGTTGGTCGTGAAGCCGCAAGGGAAATCGCAAGCCGACTGGGTGAACATCGCTGCCGTCTGGTTACACTGCCACACAAAGATATCAACGAATGCCTGATTAACGGCGTCACCGAGGATGAAATCTGGCAGTACATCGGGACAGCGTCATATTTCGACCCCGAAGAGCTTTACAGCGCCCGTGAGTTTTATCAGGACACCATCAACGCTTTCTACGGCAAGCAGCAGTATCTGTTTAACCCACCGTGGAAAACGCTGGCTTACAACTTCCAGTTCCGCGAGGCGGAGTTAACTCTTGTCAATGGCGTGAACGGTCATGGAAAAACGGAGGTTGTCGGACATATGGCACTTGAGGCCATGAGGCAGGGGGTAAAAACATGCGTCGCATCGCTTGAACTGAAGCCCGGGATTCTGCTTAAACGCCTGACCCGGCAGGCTACATGTTGCAAAATTCCGCCAGTTCTGGAAATCGAATCAGCATTTAAGTTTTACGATGACCGGCTATGGTTATTTGGCCTGACAGGTACAGCCAAGGCTGAACGCCTGATTGAAATTTTCACATACGCCCGAAGACGCTACGGCATCCAGTTATTCATCATCGACAGCCTCATGAAGTGCGGTATTGGCGATGACGATTACAACGGGCAAAAGGCGTTTGTTGACGCGCTGTGTGACTTCAAGAATAAAACCAACTCTCACATTATTCTCGTCACTCACTCCAGAAAGGGAGACAGCGAGGAGAAACCTACCGGAAAGATGGACGTAAAAGGCTCAGGAGCGATTACAGACCTGACAGATAACCTGTTTATCATCTGGCGCAATAAAGCTCGCGAGAGAGCGTTACAGCGCGTTCAGGCTGGCGAGCAAATTAACGAGAAAGACCAGCAACTTCTTGCTGCGCCCGCATCTGTTTTAATGCTTGAGAAGCAGCGAAACGGGGAAGGGTGGGAAGGTGGCGTGCCGTTATTTCTTGATGAGCAGTCTCACCAGTTCCTGCAAATGGAAGGCGCATCATCATACAACTACATAGCTAACATGCCTAAGTCGGAGTATGACGAAGTGTGGAGGCAGGAGAATGTTACGGAGTACTGAATGGACAACCAAATAATATCTGAAATGCTTTTGAATCCCCGCTTCATTGCTGTTTTGAACAGATGTATCGACGAAGAAGAGCTCATTATGCAATTTGAAAGGTTGTCAGGTGTCACTCGACCACCAAAGGGGCAACATTCATTAGAGCTGATGGTTGATAAAGCGACAGGATTTTCTGATGAGCAGTGGAAACGGTTTTTTGAAGCATTTATCCCGTTCGTCTATGAGTATATATGGCTCACATGGAGAGACCGTGACAATGAGGAGTACTGGCAATGACCATCTACATCACTGAGCTAATAACAGGCCTGCTGGTAATCGCAGGCCTTTTTATTTGTGGTGGAGAGGGAAGCATGGTTAATTGGATGCTCGCCGCCATCAAATGCATTGGCGTTGGATGGATTCTTCTGACGTTTTTTATTGTTCTGCGTAGCTACATTAGTCTTGTTAATGGCGGTAAAGACCCATTCTCTATGTTGTTTGGTGCTGCGTTTACCTGGGTACTTATCGGAATTGTACCTGTAGCGATAGCAAAAATGGCGTGGCGTTTTATCAACTAAAAGTGAGAGTAATGATGAGAAAGAAACAAGCAGAGAAATTATTTTGTGACGCCATGGATGCGTTGGCTAAGGTCGGAGAAAGCCCATTGAATTACTGTCTGTCTTATGCCCGTGGTTTTATGGCTGCCGAGAACAAGAAGGAGTATCTGCACGAATGGGAAGACGGAACAATGCGTCTGAAAGTTAGCGATGGCGAGCAGGTTCATTGATGGAGAGGAATATGGATGAATCAAGAAAGGCTTTCGAGCAATGGGCGCTAGAAGTTATGCAGTTCACGTCTGATGACCTTAGATGGGATGAAAGGCGAAACTGCTATCTGGATTATGTGCTGCACATAGCATGGAAGGGATGGCAGGCTGGCAGGAAGACAATCGAAATTGAAATTCCGGCAGCATGTGCTGACGACGAATATTTCATTGATGGAGTCTTTCAACCAATGAGATATGAGCGCGATGTTGAGAGAGCCATCATCGCCGCTGGAATCAAAGTGAAGGAGTGAGTATGAGTAAAGTATCAAGAGGAATGAAAATATCGCTTATTTTCATCCTTAATCCGCATCGTATCTTTTTGGCTTCAGCAGTATGGCTGTCAGATTTTGTTTATTGGTTAGCAGATAAATTGGATGATTTTGCGAGATGGCTTGAGAATTTTGCGAATGCGAGGTTTGAGTCATGGCCGCTTATCGGAGAGAGGATGTCTGACGAATTAAACCGGTATTACGCGGATAAGCGCAAGGAGAAGAGCAGGAGGGCAAGTGAAGCAATTATTCCTGCTTCGCAACGAAGCAATCAGAAATAACGCCATAGACGCCATTCTCTCACTACCCATCGATGACAAGTCACCCCACGAAGTCCACGTCAAAGAACCTAAGCGAACCAAAGCACAGAACGACCGTATGTGGCCGATGCTTCAGGACGTCTCCCGTCAGGTGCTTTGGCATGGTCAACGATTGTCTCCGGAAGACTGGAAAGACATCTTAACTGCGCTGTGGCTCAAGACTAAAAAGCTGGAGCAAAGAAGCGTGCCAGGTATTGATGGCGGTGTTGTTCTTCTTGGGGTGCGTACCAGCAAGATGAGGAAGGCGAGCATGACAGAGCTTATCGAAATTATGTTCTGGTTCGGCTCAGAGCGTAACGTGCGATGGAGTGATGATTCCCGGCGAGAGTACGAGTGGTCACAACGAACAGGGAGGGCAGCATGAGACGACAGCGACGAAGTATCACCGACATAATCTGCGAAAACTGCAAATACCTTCCAACGAAACGCTCCAGAAATAAACCAAAGCCAATCCAAAAAGAATCTGACGTAAAAACATTCAACTACACGGCTCACCTGTGGGATATCCGGTGGCTTAGAGAACGTGCGAGGAAATGACAATGGATTATTCACAGTTAAGTGATTTTGAAATTAACCGAATGGTAGGAGACATAATTTTTAAAGGCCTTTGGGCATGTAAGCCGGAAACGTCAGGGAATAACACCAACAAATGGTATTACGGAAACGCTGATACAACTTTTGAGCCATTAAACCATTTACCTGATTACTGCAATGATCCGAGTGCCTCATGGCCGATTATTGAGAAACACAGGATTTCTATCTTAGACCAGTTAACTGAATGGTGTGTGGATGCAAAAGGCGTAAGCCCAATATTTGATACCAGACCTCTCCGCGCCGCCATGATTGTCTTTCTCATGATGCAGGACGCCAATAATGCTTAGTCCATCCCAATCCCTTCAATACCAGAAAGAAAGCGTCGAGCGGGCTTTAACGTGCGCTAACTGCGGTCAGAAGCTGCATGTGCTGGAAATTCACGTTTGTGAGCACTGTTGCGCAGAACTGATGAGCGATCCGAATAGTGCCATGTATGAGGAAGAAGACGATGGCTAAACCAGCGCGAAGGAAATGCAAAATCTGTAAGGAATGGTTTCACCCGGCATTCTCAAATCAATGGTGGTGCAGCCCGGAACACGGAACACAATTAGCGCTAGAACGACGAAGCAAAGAACGCGAGAAAGCAGAAAAAGCAGCAGAGAAGAAACGACGACGAGAGGAGCAAAGACAGAAAGATAAACTGAAGATTCGAAAACTCGCCTTAAAGCCCCGCAGTTACTGGATTAAACAAGCCCAACAAGCCGTAAACGCCTTCATCAGAGAAAGAGACCGCGACTTACCATGTATTTCGTGCGGAACGCTCACGTCTGCTCAGTGGGATGCCGGGCATTACCGGACAACTGCTGCGGCACCTCAACTCAGGTTTGATGAACGCAATATTCACAAGCAATGCGTGGTGTGCAACCAGCACAAAAGCGGAAATCTCGTTCCGTATCGCGTCGAGCTTATTAATCGTATCGGTCAGGCCGCGGTAGACGAAATCGAATCAAACCATAACCGCCATCGCTGGACTGTCGAAGAGTGCAAAGCGATTAAGGCGGAGTATCAGCAGAAGCTTAAAGACCTGCGTGACAGCAGAAGCGAGGCAGCATGAGCAAAATCCAATACCCAATGACCACTGCGGCAATTTTCGATGATGTTGTCTATCCGCTGCATTTCGACAATGCCGGCAAGGTCAGGCAAGAAATGGAAGGCGCTGTTAACTGGTTCTGCAGGTGGCGCAAAGAAGAGAAAGCCGTTGTGAAAGCGAGATTGTTGGTCAGTTGCTGGGGTCAATATCTGAGTCATGAGCAGGTTATCCGGGAGGCCGCATGACACACACTATCAAAACCATTCCAGACATGCTCATAGAGACATATGGAAACCAGACAGAAGTAGCACGGCGCTTATCGTGCCACCGCAACACAGTCAGGCGTTATCTGTACGACAAAGAAGCCAGGCATCACGCCATCGTTAACGGCGTTTTAATGATTCATCAGGGCGGGAGAGGTATCTATGACCGTAACCAGCATTAACCAGGCGAAACAGCAGCGTGAACGTGACGAAGCTGAATTGCGCAGCGTCAGAGAGATGACGGAGCAACACCAGAAGGCGATGGATTATCTGCATGAGCGAGAGCGTGAACTGGTGAACCGGCTTGGATTGAACAAGCCAGCGGGAGGCGATGCTGCATGAATCTTGAAAATGTAGTGAAGTTTCACTTCGCAAAATCTACACAGATAAACGATGTTCCTCGTGCAACAGCTTCAGAAACGTTAACTGGTACTGATGTGATGGCCGCTATGGGTATGACTCAAAGTCGCGCCTCGTTGGGTTACAGCGCGTTTCTTGGGAAGATGGAAATCAGCAGCAATGACCGTGAGAAAGCTATTGAACTGCTGACCAAATATGCACTTGAGCACTGCGATAAGGTTGCCGCCTTACGTAAGCTCGAAAACGATATTAAGCCAAAGGTAATGCAAGTGCTCGCAACATTCGCATTTGCTGATTACTCACGTAGCGCTGCCAGTACGCGAACCTGTGACTGCTGTGGTGGCAAGAAGTTTATCGATGCTGAAGTCATGACGATGAAAAGCATCGGAAAACCATATCTGGAAGAGCGTAAAGAGACGGTTAAAGTTCTGTGCCGCAAATGCAAAGGGAAGGGGGTGCTTACCAACGCTTGCCAATGCAATGGCAAAGGCGTAGTGGTAGACAAAGAGAAAACTATTCTACAAGGTGGCGTTCCTGCGTATAAAACCTGCGGACGCTGTAATGGGCGTGGATATGCTCGTCTGCTGCCTGATAGCGTTCGAAAATACATCTGCGCAACGGTGATTGATGTTCCTGAAACCACATGGCGCAGGTCTTACAAGGACTTCTTCGAAAGCTTGGTAGGTGAGTGCATTAAGCAGGAGGAATATGCAAATCAGATGTTGAGTAAAGTCACACAGTGATAAATATTTTCTACTAAAAAGACGTTCTGTAGAAAGTGTTCTTTACAAAGTGGCGATTTTTGTTTAATATCGTTTCTAACAGTAGAAATCCGTCCTTTGTTAAGGTGGATTTAAAAAAAGGCCCTGCAATGATGCGGGGCTTTTTGCGTTTTAAGCGCGACATTTCTGAAAGCGCCCTATCACCAATCACCAGAACACATCCAGATACCCTTGCTCATTCGTGGCGACGGGGTAGGGCGTTTTACATATATGAAAAACCCAGAACTATGGCTGGGCTTCGTGAAGATGGGTGGCAAGAGACTGCGCTAACAGCCTCCTGCCTGATTTGTTCACTCAACAACCACGTTAATTCCTAAATTGAACAGATCCCCGTGCTCAGGGGGTGAGAAAATGAAGATGGACGAAAGATACAGCAATGCTTCATACGGTAGCGCTGGTCTTGCTGCTTTCTTTGCCAGCCTTTCACTACAGGACTGGGGCTTCATCATTGGCGTCGCGTTCAGCATTATCCTCGGCGTTCTGACTTACCGGCTCAACAAGCGTGAGCAAATGAAGCGAACGAAGATACTGCAGGACATTTTGAATAAAACCGACTCCAGAAATCCATCAGCTACAGCCACGGTTATCGCCGAACTTGGTCAGAAAGCACCCAAGGAAATCTGATGAACAGCACCCTTCGAAAAAGCGTACTGGCAGCCGTTGGTGGTGGAGCTATCGCAATAGCTTCTGCACTGATTACTGGGCCAACTGGTAATGATGGTCTGGAGGGGGTCAGATATAAGCCATACCGAGATGTTGTCGGTATTTGGACAGTTTGTCACGGGCATACCGGGAACGACATCATGATCGGCAAGACTTACACAGAATCTGAGTGTAAGGCGATGCTGAATAAAGACCTGAACACGGTCGCCAGGCAAATTAACCCGTACATCAAAGTCGATATACCGGAAACAACGCGCGGCGCTCTTTACTCGTTCGTCTACAACGTTGGTGCTGGCAATTTCAGAACATCGACGCTTCTTCGCAAAATAAACCAGGGCGATATCAAAGGCGCATGTGATCAGCTACGGCGCTGGACATACGCTGGCGGTAAGCAATGGAAAGGGCTGATGACCCGTCGTGAGATTGAGCGTGAAGTCTGTTTGTGGGGGCAACAATGAGCATGATTTGCTTTTTCATGGCAGCGTTGCTCGCATTTAATGGCAACGATGCGTGGCCGTGGTTTCTGGCCGTTGGGGTGTTGATGTCATGAGTCGGTTAACCGCGATTATCTCCTCTCTGGTTATCTGCATCATCGTCTGCCTGTCATTGGCTGTTAATCATTACCGTGATAACGCCATTACCTACAAAGAGCAGCGCGATAAAAAAGTCAGTGAACTGAAGCAGGCGACCGCCACCATTACTGACATGCAGCAGCGCCAGCGTGATGCTGATGCACTCGATGCTAAATACACAAAGGAGTTAGCTGATGCGAAAGCTGAAAATGATGCTCTTCGGCGCAAGCTTGATAATGGTGGTCGGGTGCTCGTCAAAGGAAAATGCCCTGTGTCATCCTCAGCCGAAACCTCCAGCGCCTCCGGCATGGGCAATGCTGCCACCGTCGAACTCTCTCCAGTTGCTGGACGAAACGTTCTCGGTATCCGGGACGGAATCATCAGCGACCAAGCAGCACTGAGAACGCTTCAGGAGTACATCAGAACGCAGTGCCAGAAATAATTTCACTCGCATAGAAATTTGACAAGTGACTTTCATGAAAATGCCTCGTAATGCGGGGCTTTTTTATATCCGCAGTAAACGCGCATCTCACGCGCATATTAACGAGAGCCTTTCAGTAAGCGGGCCTGAGAATTGCCGTTATAGGTGGCGACCTCTCTCGGGCGGCTTTTCTGTGAGACAGGCTCACTTTCTAAAAGGTAAAGACGCTATGAAAGCAATCACGCTTTTTAATACACCGATCCGTGTTGATGAATCAGGAATGATCTGCCTCACTGACATGTGGAAAGCTAGTGGTAAAAGTGAATCTGAATCGCCGTACCACTACCTGAGAAACAAGCAGACCAAAGAGTTCTTAGCCGAGCTGGAGAAAAACCACGAATCTGTGGTTTTTACGGAACGCGGTGTGCACGGTGGAACTTATGGCGGAAAGTTCGTTGCTTATGATTACGCAGCATGGCTAAACCCTGGATTTAAATATGCAGCCTATAAAGTCCTCGATGACTACTTCACCGGAGAGCTTCATCATCGGAACAGCTTAAGTGCGCAGCTCAACATGAAATGTCATGAGTTTGACCAGAAGAAAGACATGGCGAGCTTCTGCGGACAAGGCCTCGCGGCATGGCGCTACACGAAACCTGGTTTGATCGCTGAGATTAACTCCCTGGCTAACCAGCTGCAGATTACGATCCCCGGGCTTCCGGGATGAGTGATCGTGTCATTGAATGCGCCTCCAGAGCGGGGCGCGACTTCTCAGAGTTCATGAAAGGTGAGAAGGGCATGATGGAAGCATTGGCCTCGGTGGATGAGTTTGGCGAGCAGCTGCGCCTCAACAGCTGTGTCAATCATCACTTTGTTAGCTACATGATGCGGAACTCGATCATGCAGGCATTCATGGACATGGCAAAAGCCGAGATGAAAGAAGAGCGCCGGCGTAAGCGAGCGGAATCAAAAGCGAAGTAGCCATTACAAAGCCCATCTACGGATGGGCTTGTTGACATCCTCCACGCCCTGAAGGACGGAGTTTTACGGAATAATACGGTTACGCACCAGGTGTAATCAGCATTACAGCAGGCACTCAGTGAATGCCTGCTGTAAAATGGATGGTTAGAGTAGTTTTATAAATTTATCGCTGTCGTTAGCTTGTTTGGCAATCCTCAGAATCACAGCAGCAATAGAAGCAATGAACTTTTCACGGTTTGAAATACCTTCTTCATTGAGATGTATTCCTTTATCACCAACCAGAATGCCAAATTTGGGGTTTTCAATTAGCTCTCTTTGGTCACCCTTGCTTATGTGGGTGATTAATTTATTTATTTCTTCATCGGTAATTTCTGAGTTATCAATTTGATGAGAGCGTGCATTTCTGATTTTGTTTACGACTTTAAGCTCCTGGTAAGAAAATTCATTCAAACCAAAATTTGTAGCTAGCTTGAGTTTTGCCGCGTATGACATAGTTAGGTTTTCGCCGAAACCATCAAAAAAATTAACGTTGTTTGATGCCGCACAGCACCATGCTTCAATAATTTTCTCGGTTACCAGGTGAAGGCGCAAGACGACACCTATGTCGTCTTCGCTTTGCATTATCGAAGATAGCCTTTCCCATGTTTGCTCATTAAGCAGAACCATTTCATCGAAAATTTTCTTATTCATAAATCATTCCTTTGTTGATTGTGCCAGTGCTCGTGGGCAGATGAGCACTCTACACCAGTATACAGATAGGTAACCCATGGGCGGAACAATTGAGATCAGTGAGGTTGGGATGACAGTCAATATGGCTGGTGGCGGGAAAATAGTTGTCGGCAATTGGGGTGATGGCCCAGTAAATACGGCAGCCGCTCGCCCCCCCCTTACCCCGGAAGAGGAGCTTTATGGTCGTGGGCTCTGTCTTCTGCCTGATGGCTGGGAAGATCTAAGCGGTGACGGGCACTGGCAATATCATCTTAGCGAATCTTTGCGTCATCTATGGTCTTCGTTCAACAGGGAACAGAAGATGGCTATCGCTTACTCCATTAGCGAATTGTCAGATGAGCTGACGAATATCACATACGAAAGTTCCTGGTAATAACATCTCTGCGCATCGCACGCGCACATCAAAGAAAGTCTTTCAGCTGTGAGCCTGGGCAAACCGTTAACTTTCGGCGGATTTGCCGTGCGACAGGCTCACGTCTAAAAGGAATAAAATATGAGTGAAAAAATCATTACTTTGTCCGGTGCGGCGACGGATGTCCTATATGCGCTGTTTTTCCGTGGCGCGTTGTTGTCTGGTGATCTGCCTTCTAAATCTGGTACAGCCGAATTGCGCGAGCTGGGTTTTGCTGAAACCAGACATACAGCAACTGAATACCAGAAAGAAAATCACTTTACCTTTCTGACATCAGAAGGGCAGAAATTTGCCGTTGAACATCTGGTCAATACGCGTTTTGGTAAGCAGCAATATTGCGCTTCGATGGCGCTTGGTGTTGAGATTGATACCACTTCTGCACAAAAGGCAATCGACGATCTGGACCAGCACATTCGTGACACCGTCTCCTTCGAACTTATTCGCAATGGAGCGCCATTCATCAAGGACGCCGCTATTGCAAATGGTGCTATCCACGCAGCGGCAATCGAAACATCTCAGCTGTTGACCAATATCTACAACATCAGCCTTGGTATCCGGCGTGATGAGCCGGTGCAGAATAAGGTAACCATTAGCGCCGACAAATTTGAAGTTAAATCTGGCGTTGATACCAATCTCGAAGCGGTGCTTGATAACGCGCTGAAAAATGCTGCTGAATGTGCGGCGCTGGATGATGCAAAACAAGTGGCGGCAGACCAGAACGCGATGGGTGATTTAGCGAAAACGATCCGCAAAGCCATTCACAATGAATGCTTAGCTGGTGGAATTATTTGGCAAAGATTCAGCCGATAGTCTGCGGAGGTTATATGCAGGTCACTATTGATGGTGTCCCGTATGCACCCGCCTGCGCAATTTCATCGCGGATCGGCATTGCAATAACGACACACCAACGCGCCGACGTTCTGAAAAGAGCGCTCGAACAGCATATGAAGCACCTGCCAGCCGGTGCGCTGGTGGTTGTTATCGACGACGGCTCTAAACCTGTCGCAGTAGTGCCTGACGGCGTGCAGCTGCTTCGCCATGAAACATCACTCGGCATTGTTGCATCGAAGAACGCCAGTTTAACCGCGCTGATGGACGCCGGGTGTGAGCATCTCTTCCTGTGGGACGATGACGCCTGGCCGATTGCTGATAACTGGCACCTGCCTTACATCGAATCACCTGAGCCGCACCTTGCTTACCAGTTTCTCGATCTGGCTGGCCGCAATAAGCTGAATGACCTTTCGGTCCTTTACCGGGACGATAAGCACATTGCGTACACCGGGCAGCGCGGAGTGATGCTTTATTACCACCGCAGCGCCATCGAGTCAGTGGGCGGATTCGATCCGGTATACGGTCGCGGTATGTATGAACACAGCGACCTTGCCCTGCGCATCCATAACGCCGGAATAACTACGTGGACTTACGCTGATGTGGTCGGTTCAGAAAAGCTTATCTATTCACTCGATGAGCATGAGGCCGTAGAGCGTTCAGTGCCGATGCCCGACCGCCAGGCGCTGGTAGAACGTAATGTGAAGATCCACAACGAACGGCGTGACACAGGGTTTACTGGTTACGTTGAATACCGGCAGCAGCGCGACGTGGTAATCACAACGCTGCTCACCAGTCAGCCTGACCCGCAGCGCGGTACAAAAATGGCGGCCTCGCCTGACATGCTGGCTAAATGGGCCTCATCACTTCGGAATTGTGGCCGTATCGCGCTGGTGGATGAATTACTGACGGCACCAGCAGATGTTGAGTTGTATCGCGTACCTGACGTGAAGATGAATGTCTATTTCCGGCGATGGCTGCACATCTGGCAGCACCTGCGAGATCACCCTGAATACCGGTTCGTCTGGTGTACTGATGGTACCGATGTCGAAATGCTTCGCGCACCGTGGGAAGAAATGGAGCCCGGGAAGGTGTACGTCGGTTCAGAACCAAAGACCTACGCCGATACCTGGGCAAAGCAGAATCATCCGGAGCGCATCTATCAGGAGTTCATTGAAGCGCACCGCAATAATGTGATGCTTAACGCTGGCCTGCTGGGTGGCAGCCGCGTTGATGTAATGGCGTTCGCTCACGGCATCATCCGTCTTTACTACCGGATCGAGAGTTATCGCTTCTGGAAGAAAGAGCAGGCTGGCGCTGCGGTGGGTGACATGATCGCTTTTGGCATTGTCGCGAAGTCATTTGGCGATCGCATTGTCACCGGCCCGCGCATCCACACAGTGTTTAAGACTGATGGTATCGGTAAGGAAGTAGCTTTCTGGCGCCATAAGTAACCTCTATTAAATTTCTTTATTCCTTTTCATGGAAGGTGTTCCTGTGCCTAAAAAAATACCGATTGAGGAAAGGTTCTGGGAAAAGGTTGATAAGCGTGGTGACGATGAGTGCTGGATCTGGCTCGGCGCAACCATTCAACCAGGGGGCGGAAGACATATCAAACCTCAGATATACGGGAAAATAGCGGGGCCGAGAACGCCTGCAGGTCGTGTTTTTTTGGTCTTCTCATCGCCTTTCTTGGTTTCTGAAGTATGGTGACATTCCGCCTGGCATGCTCGTTGACCATAAGTGTCATAACACTCTATGCGTCAATCCCTCTCACCTCAGGCTCGTAACTCCAAAGCAAAACAGCGAAAACCGAGAGGGTCCCGCTATCACAAGGAACTCATCTGGAAAGCGCGGTGTTAGATGGAATCCTCAGGTTGGAAAGTGGCATGCGTGCTACAGCCACAACGGAAAGGCGCACTGTGTAGGCTTCTTCGATGATCTTGAGGAGGCTGCTGAAGCTGCACGACGAGCCCGTAATAAGGTGTTTACCCATAATGATGCAGACAGATTTTAAGTTTGTGGTGGTCAGCCATCACACCCGCTTAGGACATGCGCAACGTCTCGCTGCGATGTTGGATGTCCATCTGCTTATTGATGACGGTAACCATGGCGCAAACTGGAATCATCTCCGCGCGCTTGAATGGGCATCATGGCAGGATTGCCGGGTAGTGATAATCGAAGATGACGCATTGCCTGTTCCAGATTTTATTGAGCAGGTTAGTGAATGGCTTAACCGCTTCCCAGAATCGCTGGTGAGTTTCTACCTGGGTACTGGCCGACCACCTCAGTATCAAATGCAGATAGCTGAGCGGCTGATTGTTGCTGATAAGACTCAGGCTGATTTCATCACGCTTCAGCGGCTTATACACGGCGTTTGCTATAGCGTACCCCCTCAGCATATCGAACGAGTCATTTCCCGATGGGACAGCAGCAAGCCAGCTGATTATGCCGTTGGTGATGCCTATGGCGGCGCTGTGGTTTATCCGTGTTACTCGCTGGTGGATCATGCAGATGGTGAACCTGTTGAACGTCACCCTGACTCAGCGCCACGGACAGAACGCCGTCGGGCGTGGAGGTTACATGTCTAAGCTCACAACGTTAAAGCCACGCCTGAAAGCCATTGATACACGTCGCATCAAGCCGGTTTACGGTGAACAACGCCGCATAAGCGGAAGTGCCAGAGTGGGTTTGAAGCGTCGCATCTACGCGCGTGATGGTGGTCACTGCTGCATGTGCGGTCGGGTTGTCGATCTGACTGACAGCGAACTCGACCACCGCATTGCTCTTCAGTTCGGAGGCGATAACTCCGAACGCAACCTGTGGACACTCTGCACTGAATGTCACGCAGGTAAGTCTGCACGTGAAGTTGCCACCGGACAGCCTGATGAGCTGGCCCTGAAGCATGAAGTGCCTGAAGACAATCAGACATCAGGATTTGTAGGGCTCTGATGCCTGCCAACCCCGGGGGGGGTATCATCCAGAGTAAACATCGATCTCCCTGGACACCGCCCCCCCTCTCATTCGCAGAAAAAATCCCCCTCTGGAGGGTGTAAACATGTTAACAGCGCAGAAGCGGAAATATGCTCTCGCGCTGATGTCCGGGATGTCTCAGAAGGATGCGGCTATAAAGGCGGGATATTCTGAAAAATCCGCGCGTTCCAAGGGGTCGCAGCTTGCTAAAGACCCGGAGGTCATCGCGTTTATTGAGCGAAAAAAACGAGAAAAAGTTGAGGTGGATGACGAACCTGCGTATCGCAGGAATGTTTATACCCCAGCAGTAAACACGCCTGAAGAAAAACGACCTCCTGCGGCATCGTCCGCCGGTGAGTATGAAGATCCTCTCGACTTCCTGAAATCGGTTATGAACAACGTTGGTTACGAAATCGAAACCAGGAAAGATGCTGCGAAGGCCATGCTGCCTTATATGCATCAGAAGAAAGGTGAGGGCGGTAAGAAAGATGCAAAAGCTGAGGCTGCCAAAAAAGCGGCCAATAAGTTTGCCATTCAGCAACCACCGAAACTGGTGGTTAACAATCGCGGGAATACATAATGCCGGAATGGACAACTGCCTGCCCTGACTGGGCGGAGCGCCTGAAGAAGGGCCAGTCTATTATTCCTGCACCGATTTACCCGGAGCAGGCTGAAATAGCCCTGAACGTTTTCAGGCAACTGAAAATTGTTGATGCCCCAGGCTCGCCAACGTTCGGTGAATCCTGCGCACAGTGGGTTTTCGATCTCGTTGCGGCGCTGTTCGGCTCCTATGATGCCGAAACCGGTCGCAGGCACATTACAGAAGTGTTTGTGCTCATCCCCAAAAAAAACTCCAAGTCTACGCTGGCCGCCGGGATCATGATGACGTCGTTGCTGCTCAACTGGCGTCAGGCTGCCGGATACACCATCATCGCACCGACCGTAGAGGTGGCGACAAACGCCTTTAACCCGGCGCGCGACATGGTAAAGCGGGATGATGATCTGGATGACCTCTGCCAGGTTCAGACACACATCAGGACCATCACCCACAGGGGAACGGACACGACGCTGAAAGTGGTGGCCGCCGACCCCAACACCGTTTCGGGGATTAAATCTGTCGGCACGCTCATTGACGAGTTGTGGCTTTTTGGTAAGCAACATAACTCCGAAGATATGCTGCGTGAGGCAGTCGGTGGCATGGCATCACGACCGGAAGGCTTTGTGATGTACACCACCACGCAGTCTAACGAACCGCCGGCAGGTGTGTTTAAGAAGAAGTTGCAATACGCCCGTGACGTTCGCGACGGAAAGATTCACGATCCGCATTTTCTTCCGGTGATATTTGAGCATCCACCGGAAATGGTTGCCAGCGGTGAGCATCTTCTTCTGGATAACCTCGCGATGGTTAACCCCAACCTGGGTTACTCCGTAGACGAGCAGTTTCTATACCGTGAATACAAAAAAGCGAAAGAGGCCGGGGAAGAAGATTTCCGTGGCTTTATGTCGAAGCACGCCAACGTTGAAATCGGTCTCGCCCTGCGCGCTGACAGATGGGCAGGGGCAGATTTCTGGGAGCAACAGGCAAGGCGCGTCACTTTTGACGATATTCTGCGCCGTTCTGAGGTGGTCACAGTTGGTATCGATGGCGGTGGTCTCGATGACCTTCTCGGCCTGGCTGTTATCGGGCGCGATCGCGAGACGCGCGAGTGGTTATGCTGGTGCCATGCATGGGCACATACCATCGCCCTGGAAAGGCGAAAGAGCGAAATTTCAAAATTAAAGGATTTTGAGAGGGCCGGTGACCTGACGATCGTTAAGCGGGTAGGCGAGGATGTCGAGCAGGTTGCAGAGTATGTCAGCCGGATTTATGAAGCCGAACTGCTGGATAAAATTGGAATAGACCCCTCTGAGGTAGGGCAAATTCTTGATGCGCTCAGTGAAGCAGGCATTCCTGATGAGGCTGTAACCGGGGTCAGCCAGGGCTGGAAACTCGGCGGCGCCATTAAGACAGCTGAGCGCAAGCTGGCTGAAGGTGTTCTGCTTCATGGCGGCCAGCCTCTGATGGCCTGGTGCGTGAGTAATGCAAGGGTTGAGCCTAAGGGTAACGCCATTCTCATTACCAAACAGGCCAGCGGGAAGGGGAAAATTGATCCCCTGATGGCCATATTCAACGCCGTTACGTTAATGGCCCTTAACCCCGAACCGGTCAAAAAAGACTACCAGGTATTTTTCGTTTAACACACACGTCAGTTAATGGCCCGCGCATGCGGGTTTTTTCATTTCTGGAGGCCAGCAAATGACGCTTAAACGCGCCTGCACCCTCATGACGGTTAAGTCGGTAAATGAGGATGAGCGGATTATCACCGGCATCGCCTCAACACCGTCTCCCGATCGTGACGGTGACATTATGGAGCCGGAGGGGGCGAAATTCCGTAGCGATACGCCGTTCCTCTGGCAGCACGACCGCTCTCAGCCTATTGGCACCTGCACGCCAAAAATGGTGAAAGAGGGGTTGCAGATAACCGCAAAACTCGTGAAACCAACCTCCGACATGCCATCACAGCTGATCGCACGTCTTGATGAAGCGTGGGCTTCTATTAAGGCGGGGCTGGTACGCGGCCTGTCGATTGGTTTCCGCCCAATTGAGTATTCCTTTCTGGATGAAGGCGGTATTCGCTTTTTGTCCTGGGACCTGCTTGAGGTCTCGGCGGTGACCATTCCGGCCAATGCCGAATGCTCCATCCAGACCGTTAAATCTTTCGACCGCCAGTTTCTCGCCGCGTCAGGCAATGAGAAACCGGTAGTGAAAACCTCTAAAACCGCTGGCGCTACAGCACCCAAAACCAAAAAAGGAAACAATACGATGAATATCGCAGAACAAATCAAGAGCTTTGAAGCGAAGCGTGCAGCGCTGGCCGCATCACTCGATGAAGTGATGTCAAAGGCGGCTGAAGAGGGACGCACCCTGGACGCTGAAGAAGAAGAGAGCTACGACAACACGTCCGCAGAAATTAAATCCGTTGACGCGCACCTCAAGCGACTGCGCGACATGGAAAGCAATCTGGCATCGACTGCAAAGCCGGTATCTAAAGCAGCCAGTGGCGAAGTCACCACCGTTAAAGCAAACGTACCGGGGATCATCCGCGTAGAGCAAAAACTCGAAAAAGGCATCGCCTTTGCCCGCTTTGCAAAATCGCTTGCCGCCGCGAACGGCAGCCGCTCCGAAGCGCTGGAAATTGCACGTAAGCAGTATCCGGATGATGCGAAACTTCACCATGTGCTGAAAGCCGCTGTTGGTGCCGGCACCACGACCGATCCTCAGTGGGCTGGTGCGCTGGTGGAGTACCAGGAATATGCACAGGATTTCGTTGAGTACCTGCGACCGCAGACCATCATCGGTCGTTTTGGTCAGGGAAATATCCCGTCCCTGCGTAAGGTGCCGTTCAACATCCGCATTCCGGCACAAACTTCCGGCGGATCTGCAAACTGGGTAGGTCAGGGTAAGGCCAAACCGCTGACCAAATTCGACTTTGAGTCCATCACGTTCAGCTTCGCCAAAGTCGCAGCCATTGCGGTCCTGACCGATGAGCTGATCCGATTCTCCAATCCGGCAGCAGATGCTCTGGTGCGTAACGCCCTTGCCGAAGCGGTCATTGCCCGTCTTGATACGGACTTCATCAGCCCATCAAAAGCTGAGGTTGCCAACGTCTCTCCGGCATCCATTACCAACGGCATTACCGCCGTCCCGTCTACCGGAAACCCGGATGACGACGCGGCTGCGGCATTTGGCGTGTTTGTTGCGGCCAACCTTCAGCCGAACGGTGCTGTCTGGCTGATGTCCAGTACTACGGCACTGGCACTGTCCATGCGCAAGAATGCGCTGGGCCAGAAGGAGTACCCGGAAATGACCCTGCTGGGCGGTACTTTCCAGGGCCTTCCAGTGATTGTGTCTCAGTACGTTGGCAACCAGCTGGTGCTGGTAAACGCACCGGATATCTACCTCGCTGATGATGGTGGCGTGGCGGTCGATATGTCCCGCGAAGCGTCTCTGGAAATGGAAAGCGATCCGGCTGGTGACAGCATTACACCAACGGGTACCGAGCTGGTTTCCATGTTCCAGACGAACAGCGTGGCTATTCGTGCCGAGCGCTGGATCAACTGGAAGCGTCGCCGTACTGCCGCAGTAGCGGTGATTTCCGGCGTCAACTACGGCGCTGGCGCAGGCAGCTAATTACCGAAGGAGGGCGGGGGGGATCCCCGCCATTAGAATGGCAAAAATCAGATATCTGCAACGCACACATGACTCTGTTACGGGAGACGTAAAGACCGTGGACGAACGGTGCGCAAGGGTGCTGGTGCTGCTCGGTAAGGCTGAATATTTCACCGAGGTAACTACCAGGGTGAGGAAGAATAAGCGTAAAGCGGAGAACGGCTAATGTGGAATCCTTTCCGAAGAAAAGAGGGGCAAGTCAAAAATCTACAGCAGCCTGTCAGCCGCGGGGGCTGGACACCTATGTTCAGTTATGTCCATGAACCCTACGCCGGGGCCTGGCAGCAGAACATGGAAATTAAGCCCAAAACGGTTCTCTCCTATTATGCTGTGTTTTCCTGCATATCTCTGATCGCAAGTGATATCGCTAAAATGCCTCCGCGCCTGATGAAGCAGGATTCAAATGGCGTCCGGAGGGAAATTAAAACCGGGAAGATAGCCGCGCTATATTCCCGGCCAAATGCCTTTCAGAACCGCATCCAGTTCTTTGAGCACTGGCTGAATTCCAAGCTGTGCGAAGGTAATGCCGTTGCGCTCAAGATCCGGAACAATCGCGGTGAAATAACTGAGCTGAGGCTGCTGGACTGGAACAAGGTCACGCCACTGGTAGCTGATGATGGCTCTGTCTTCTACCAGATCAACCCGGATAACATGGCGGGCATTGATTCAACTGTGACAGTACCGGCACGAGAGGTTATTCACGATCGTTTCAACTGTCTGTTCCATCCCCTTATTGGTCTTTCCCCGATTTATGCTGCTGGTCTGGCTGCAATGCAGGGTCACCATATTCAGGAAAGCTCAGCGTACTTTTTCCGCAATGGCGGGAAACCCAGCGGTGTTATCGAGGTTCCGGGCTCTATTACGGAAGAGAACGCCAGGAAGATCAAAGATAACTGGGACACTGGTTATACCGGGGAAAATGCGGGTAAAACCGCCATTTTGAGTAATGGTGCGAAATATGTTCCCCGGACGGTCTCAGCTGCTGATGCGCAGACTGTCGAACAGCTCCGCATGACCGCGCAGATTGTCTGTTCCGTGTTTCACGTGCCGGCTTATAAGGTTGGCATCGGTGAACTGCCGACGCATGACAATATCGAGGCACAGGATCAGCAGTATTACTCGCAGTGTCTTCAGTCACTGATTGAGTCCATCGAATTGCTGCTGGATGAAGCGTTTGAACTTGAGGGGGATACGGGAACCGAGTTTGACGTTAATGCACTGCTGCGTATGGACAGTGAACGCCGTATCAAATCCCTGGGCGAGGGGGTGAAAAATACTATCCTCACACCAAACGAAGCGAGGAAAAGTGAGAACCTGCCTCCCCTGGCTGGAGGGGACTCTCTTTACCTTCAACAGCAGAACTTCAGCCTTGAGGCGCTGGCGCGCCGTGATGCTTCTGATGATCCCTTTGGTAAAAGCAGTTCGTCACAGTCTTCAGCCTCAACGAACGAAGGAAAGGCTTTAACCGATGCTGAGCAGTCGGCAGCCAAAGCCATGATCAGAGGATTTCTTACAAAATGAACGAACGCGAACTATCCCTGATAAAGGTGCTGGGCGAGGAATTCGGTCAGGTTCTCGCTGAAATGCGTGACAGCTTCAGTAAAAACCTTCAGGCGCAGCGAGAGGAATATGAAGAAAAGCTAACCAGACTCGCAAAGCAGGTTGAAGAAATCAGCAATGCACCCGATCCCGACATCGAGAGTATGGTGAAGGCGGCCATCGCTCATTTACCAGCACCGACAGCACCAGAACTGCCGGATATTACCGCCATGGTCAGCGATGCGGTAGCTGCTATCCCGGCACCGCGCGACGGTAAAAGTGTCACGGTCGACGATGTCACACCCGTTTTACAGGAACTGGTCAGTAAGGCTGTCGCAGAGATACCTGTACCGAAAGACGGTAAAGATTTTGACCCCGCCACGCTTAAACAGGCCGTTGAACTGGCCGTCAGCGAGGCCGTGGCAGCAATCCCGGCGCCGCAGGACGGTAAAAGTGTCACAGTCGACGACGTCCAGCCGATGATTCAGGAGCTTGTTTCCTCGGCCATTCCGGAATTTCCAGATGTGAAATCGCTGGTTCGTGAGGCGGTCGCTTTGCTGCCCCCTCCGGAACCGGGGCGGGATGGTGAAGATGGCCGGGACGCCCTGTCGCTGGAGATTCTACCTTTCATTGATGAGGGGAAAAGCTACCCGCGTGGCAGCTATGCAACGCATAACGGCGGCCTGTGGCGCGCTTACGAGAAAACCCATGGCATGCGCGGCTGGGAGTGTCTTGTTGATGGCGTGGCGGGCATTGATATACAGCATTCTGAGCAGCGTAGCTTCACCCTGACTGTTAACCGCACCAGTGGCGCCAGTGAAACCAAATCCTTTGACGTGCCTGTGATGATTTATCAGGGAGTATACAAATCCGGTCAGGAATATCTGCCGGGCGACACGGTGACGTGGGGCGGTTCGCTCTGGCACTGCGACGAGAAGACGCAGGACAAGCCGGGGGAGAATGGTTCGAAAGGGTGGACACTGGCTGCCAAGCGTGGCCGCGACGGGAGGGATAAAACGTGATTGAACTTGTGACACTGGAGGAAATTAAGGATCACCTGCACATTGATCATGATGCTGACGACGGCCCGCTTAAGGAAAAAATTCAGGAAGCCAGTTCTGTGTTACTGGCTTTTATTCAGGGAAGCCGGGACAAGGTCGTTGATGAGACAGGAAAGTTAATCGAAGGTGAAGCGCTAAGCCGGATGAAAGGGTCAACCATGCGCCTGGTAGGTATGCTTTACCGAAATCCAGATGGGGCAGAAAAAGAAGATTTACTTCATGGCGAGCTTCCTTTCTCTGTAACTTGCTTGATTTATGACCTGCGGTGTCCAACTATTCTCTGAGGTGCAAAATGGCAATATCAGCGGGAAGACTAATACAGGTCATTGTGATACAAAACCCCGTACATATTCGTGACAATTCAGGTCAGCCAGTTGAAATATGGGCAGATGTTGAAACCATCCGCGCAGATATAAGGGGCCGGAGCGGAAGAGAATTAATGGCTGCCGGTGCCGAAATTGCTCAGGCTGACGTCAGGGTATGGGTTCGGGGGAAATCGGGAGAAACAATAACCGCGGCATCCAGGCTGAAGGTTCAAAGTGGACCATACAGAGGCAAAACGCTCAACGTAATAGCTCCTCCTGTCCCTGATGAAAAGGGCGAACGCCTGGAGATATTGTGCAAGTTGGGGATTGAAAAATGATAGAGGCAAGCCTTGATTTTTCCGGTCTGAGTGACATTGCAAAAGACCTGGAGGCGCTGAGCCGCGCGGAAAACAACAAGGTTCTGCGTGATGCCACGCGCGCCGGGGCAGAAGTGCTTAAGGAAGAAGTGATCGCACGCGCTCCTGAGAGAACCGGAAAACTGAAGAAAAACGTGGTCGTTTTGACTCAGCGCTCACGACGCCGCGGTGAAATTACTTCCGGCGTACATATCCGTGGTCGCAACATGCGAACCGGTAATAGCGACAACACCATGAAAGCCAGCGATCCGCGAAATGCGTTTTACTGGCGGTTTGTTGAGATGGGGACAGTAAATATGCCGCCTCATCCGTTTGTGCGCCCTGCGTTCGATGTACGCCAGGAGCAGGCCACAGAGGTCGCGATCAGGCGCATGAACCAGGCCATTGATGAGGCGTTAAGCAAATGACGGAAGATGATCTCTATCCACTGCTAGCGCCGCTGGCTGGAGGGCAGGTTTATCCCTACGTTGCCCCCCTCGGCAGTGACGGGAAGCCTTCAGTCTCGCCGCCCTGGGTAATTTTCTCAATTATTACCGACGTGGCCGCTGACGTTCTCTGCGGTCAGGCTGAATCTGCCGTTTCTGTGCAGGTCGATGTTTACTCCAGCACTATCACTGAAGCGCGCACGATCAGGAATATGGCACTGGATGCTTTGCAGGTACTGAGGCCTGCAAATGTTGTTAAAACGCCATCTTATGAGCCTGATTTGCGCTATCACCGGGCAACGCTCGAATTTCAGGTCACCGTCTGACCAGACCTAAACCATACCACCCGCTCCGGCGGGATTTTTATTTCAGGAGACAGTTATGTCCTCACTTTATGAAAAATCACAGGGCACGAAGATTCAGATCACTTCTGCCCCGGCGACGCCAGAAACGGTCGGTTCAGCAACCTATCTGGATTTGCAGTGCACCATTAAAGAGGTGCAGTTCACCGGCGGTCAGAAACAGGATATCGACGTCACGACCCTGTGTTCTACAGAACAGGAAAATATTAACGGTCTGGGCGCTCAGTCAGAAATCTCTCTGTCAGGTAACTTTTATTCAAACCCTGCACAGGATGCTCTGCGTGAAGCCTATGACAACGACACCACATACGGTTTCAAAATCATTTTCCCTTCAGGGATCGGCTTCCAGTTCCTGGCTGAAGTTCGCCAGCACACATGGTCTTCCGGTACCAACGGCGTAGTGGCGGCAACGTTCTCCCTGCGCCTGAAGGGTAAGCCTGAAAACATCGAATCTGGTTCCTGAGGGGTTGCATGAAAAATATTAAAAATCTCGCCCTGGCTAAGATGTCGGGTTTTCGTCATAAGACGGTCGCCGTTCCTGAGTGGGAGGGCGTCAAAGTGGTTCTCCGTGAGCCGTCAGGTGAAGCCTGGCTGCGCTGGCAGGAAGTGGTGAAAGCGGGTGCTGATGATGAAAATGTGTCGGTATCGGAAAAGGCACACCGTAATCTTTGCGCTGACGTGGTTCTCTTCATTGACGTCCTGTGCGACACCGATAAGCAACCGGTATTCAGCGTAGACGAAGAAGAGCAGGTACGTGAAATCTACGGCCCCGTCCATTCACGCCTGCTCAAACAGGCGCTTGACCTGATCAACAACGCGGACGAAGCGCGGGAAAAGTCTCAACCCCCGGCGTAAAGTTTCTGATGTCGCTTGCGCTCCGAATGGGGCGCACGCTCTCAGAGCTTCGGCAGAATATGACGGCAAGCGAGCTTCTGATGTGGATTGAGTACGACAGACAAAGTCCGGTTGGCGATATTCGTGGTGACATTCAGGCAGCTCAGCTCGTCTCTGCCATCTACGGCTCTCAGGGGGCAAAAGTACCGCTGGACGATGCGATCCTGCGATGGGGTGGCGATGAGCAATCAGAACCGAAGGACCCGTTTGCAGGGCTTGAGGCTGCTTTAATGGCTGCATCAAATTAGGGCGGTAAACCGCCCGTAACTTAGTTTATTTGCGATAATATAAAAACTATAAAGCCTATAAGAACTATAGCCCCTATAACTTTACCTATGTTCTCTGCTACATTTTCTGTCTGCTGTGCCTGCGCATTCAATTCTGAAGTTTTATCTAAAATGGTATCAGTAATAGCGTTAAATTCTTCGGAAAGAGTATTGTAAATAGAAATTTGAGCCTCTTCCGGCTCATTTTCAAAAAAATCGTTGATGACATCATTGCTCTCAAGTGTGGCTATATGAATATTCTCACCTAAAGAGGATATATAATCAAAATAATCACACTGAGTTTTTGCTAACCCTCTTATTTTTAAGCGGTTAGGCTTATAGGAAAGCGTTCCATCTTCCTTTTCCCTAACTTCGTAGTAGTCATCCGGGTTGCCGGGAACTTCAAAGTTCAAGCTCAACATATATGTCTCCATGTGCAAAAAAAACCAAGCCTCTGAGGTGTTAGTCCGAGTGGCTATTCTATTTTCATTATTAAGGTACAAGAGATGGCGGCTCTACGCGAACTAATAATTAAAATCTCCGCGAACTCTCAGTCTTTCCAGAGTGAGATTGCTCGCGCCTCACGAATGGGTGCAGATTATTACCGAACCATGCAAAATGGAGGGAGGCAAGCAGCAGCCGCTGCCCGCGAAAGCGAGAGAGCACTTTCTGATCTTACTGCTGGATTTGCATCAGCAGGGAAAGCCGCCGCGGCTGCTAGCGCAGCGTTTGCTACCGGGAAAATTGTTCAGATCGCTGACGAGTGGAACTCCGTAAACGCGCGACTCAAGCAGGCATCATCTTCTGCTGACGATTTTGCAGCTTCTCAGCGTCAGTTGATGGAGATAAGCCAAAGAACTGGCACGGCGTTCGCAGATAATGCAAACCTTTTTTCCCGCGCTGCTGCTTCAATGCGTGAATACGGGTATAGCTCCGATGAAGTCCTGAAAATTACCGAAGCTGTTTCTACCGGCCTCAAACTTTCTGGGGCTAACACCCAGGAAGCGAGTTCTGTTATCACTCAATTCAGCCAGGCGCTGGCACAGGGCGTTCTTCGTGGCGAGGAGTTTAACGCTGTTAACGAATCCGGTGACCGCGTTATCCGCGCACTTGCCGCCGGAATGGGCGTGGCCCGCAAAGACCTCAAGAGCATGGCCGATCAGGGGCAACTTACGATTGATAAGGTTGTTCCAGCACTGGTAGGCCAGTTAGATAATTTGCAAGATGAATTCAAAAGCTTACCACAAACGGTTTCTGGTTCCTTGCAGAAGGTTACTAACTCATTCATGCAATGGGTTGGCGGTATTGATCAGGCTACCGGCGCAACGGCAGGTTTTTCTGGCGGGCTGGATAGTTTAGCCCAAACTCTGGATGCGTTCACTTCTTCAGCTGTTAGCGGCGCCTTGAATGACGTTGCTGATAATATGTCCACAATAACAACAGTCGCTGGGGCGCTTGTTGGCGTGGGACTGGCACGCTACCTAAGCGGAGTTGTAACCAGTGCCACGAGTGCAACAGGTGCGCTAATTTCAGCTGCGAAATCAGAGGTTGCCCTTGCAGTCGCGCAGGATAAAGCGGCGCAGTCTGCTGTTGCGGCTTCCAGGGCTGAAGTTTATCGGGCTCAGCAAGCAGTACAGAGTTCAAGAAGTGCAGATGTTCAGGCGGCTCAGCAAGAAAAGGTCGCGGCGGCTGAAGCAAAAGTCACTGCGGCCCATACCAGGCTGACTACCGCTCTTGCCAGTGGTACAGCTACGGAAAAGGTGCGAGCCAGAACAGCACTTGAACGCGCGCAGGCAGGGCTGGTAGCAGCTAAAAATGCCGACGCTCAGGCTGTCGCTGAAAGGCGTCTGGCTGCCGCTCAGGCTGCTTTAAACCGTAACATCTCAAATCGTGTTTCGACTCAAAGCAATCTCAATAGCGTAACATCTGTCGGCACTCGCCTGATGAGTGGTGCGCTTGGCCTGATTGGCGGCGTGCCGGGTCTGGTGATGCTGGGAGCAGGAGCCTGGTATGCGATGTATCAGAATCAGGAGCAGGCTCGGCGTTCTGCTCAGGAATATGCCAGTCAAATCGACGAGATACGAGAAAAAACTTCCCGCATGTCTTTGTCTGAAACAGACGATAATAGGGGGAGGACTGTTGGTGCCCTGGTAGAGCAAAATCGTCTGATTGATGAGCAAGCCAAAAAGGTTGGTGGGCTGAAGACCCAGATCGATGATTTGAATGCATCGCGTGGAAAACCGGGCATTACCAGCGAGAATGATGCAAATATACTGAGAGCGATAGCTATTGTTACGGATCAACTCGCTGTTGAAGAGGGAAAATTGAATGACATGCGAGATAAATCTCGCGGCATACAGCAGGCTCTAGAAGAAATTGAGCGGCGTCGTAATGATTTAATACGCGAACAAGCCTGGCGACAGAATGCGGTATATCAGTCGATGATCATGATGAATGGTCAGCATACTGAATTTAACCGTCTGCTGGGTCTGGGAAATCAGCTATTAATGGCCCGGCAAGGGCTGGCTAACGTCCCGCTCAGACTTCCGCAGGCCGATCTCGACAAAAAGCAAACCGATGCCCTCGAAAAGAGCCGCCGGGATCTGGAGTTGTCACGCCGGAAGGGTGAAGCAAAAGAGCGCCTGCGACTGAGTTATGCAGCCGATGACCTGGGGTTAACCAGTGATCCGCAATTCCAGACAGGCCGTCAGGAGTTTATTAATAACGGTCTTGCTGAATGGCGGAATAATGAGGCCAACAAACCTAAGGCGAAGGGCGGTAAAACCGAAGGCGAGAAAACCGAGGATGTGTATAAGCGCCTTATCAAGCAGCAAAAAGAGCAGATTGCCCTGCAAGGCCAGAATACTGAACTGGCGAAGGTTAAATACCAGGTTAGCCAGGGCGAACTGGCGACGCTGACAGAGTCCCAGAAACAGACCCTGTTGCAGAATGCCGCGCTTATTGATCAGCAGAAAATTCGTGAGCAACTGGCAGCATATGAAGCAAACCTTGCTGATGCCAACGCCAGCTCGCGTGCATCAAACCAGGCTGAGCTCACTGGATACGGGCAGGGGAGCCGTATGCGTGAGCGTATGCAGGAAATGCTGCGTATCAGGGAGGAATTTCAGCAGAAGAACGTTGAGCTGCAGCGGCAATACCAGTCGGGTGATATTTCCGAAGAGCTTTACCGTCAGGAACTGGATCTGAATAAGCGTTATCTCGATGAAAGACTCCGTGATCAGGAAGCTTATTATTCTGCTTCTGATGCACAGCGTAGCAACTGGACGGCTGGCATGCGTGAAGGATTCGCTAACTGGGCTGATACTGCTTCCGATTATGCCTCACAGTCGGCAGATCTGGTAAACAATGCCATGACCGGGCTGGTGGGCAATATTTCCGATGCACTTTCCGGTAATAAGGTTGACTGGGAAGACTGGGCCAGTTCGGTTCTTCAGTCCATGCAGAAAATAATTCTCAACGCAATGATCGTTAATTCTCTGCAGTCCTCTATGGGGAGCGGCGGCTTCTTTAGCGGGTTGTTTGGCAGTTCTGCTGGAGGCTCCACGCCGTCTGGCGCTTACAACTCGGCAGCGTCTGGACTTCAGCTCAACGCAAAGGGAGGCGCCTATGCTTCTGCAAGCCTCAGCGCATACAGTAACAGCATCGTCAGTTCGCCTACCTATTTTGCCTTCGCCAAAGGCGCAGGTTTGATGGGGGAAGCTGGGCCGGAAGCTATTATGCCGTTAACCCGCTCCGCTGACGGATCGTTAGGAGTTCGTGTGGTTGGTTCACAGTCTCCGGCAGCCGGAAATGGCATCACTCAGCACATCACCCAGCATTTCACCATATCCGGTAATGGTGATGCAGCACTGAAACAGGCAATGCAGGAAGCAGCCCGGCAGGGGGCGAACGATGGCGCTAAACAGGCGCGTCAGGATTTGCTTCAGGATTTTTCTAATCGAGGGCAGGCACGTCGTTTGTTAGGCGTGTAATGGCCTGCATTCTTAATTTAATCAGCCGAAAGGCGGGAGAAAGTTATGACTTTAGAACAACGTGTTGAAGCGCTGGAAAAGTCGCTTTTGCATATGCGCCAGGCCAATAATGAGATTAACTGCGCGATTGATGAACTCAGTGCTTCTGTTCGACAGCAACTGAAAGTTAATGATAATGGACTTCAGGAGCGGGGCGACAAAGTTACATTAGCAGATGGCGGTATTACTGTTCATCTTAAAGGGGGAGGGGTTATTGTTATTAACTGTTTTAGTTCCCCTGTAAGCGAATCAGATAAATTACGCCAGGCAATGGAGAAAGCCGCTACTGCTGGTGCGGAGGCGGCTATGAAACAAATACATCAAGACTTTATTTCTCGTGGACCACTACGCCGATTACTTGACTGAGGCGGAATATAATCCATTGAGGTACTGATTAACTTCTTTTTCAAGATCCACGAGAGTGCGACTCTTCGCATCCTTAATGTATATATGATTGGTGATGCTTTCTCCGTGCTCACCATAAACGGTAAATCTGACATTTGGATCCCCGGCTTCTGGTTCGTAATCACCTGGCATTCCAATGTGTAGCAGTTGCACTTTAGACAGGTAAAACTTCATTTTATTTCCTTATCCAGAGGTAATCAGCTATCCCTCCTTAATCTGAGTGCGTCAGTGTCCCACCACTGACGGGCTGAGTAACAACCATAACCAGGTATGTAAATCAGTAACATCCTGACAAATGATCAGTAGCGCCGCTGGGCGCAGAATAATGCAGGAGAATCTATGGCTGTACTCGAATGGCCGGAAGATGTCTGTCCCGCGTCGCTGACCTGGCGACCAGAAAGTAATACCAAAACCTTTCGTTCCCCCTTCAATGGCTCATCGCAGACAGCACGCTTTCCCGGTACCCGCTGGGTCTGTTCCCTGACCTTTAATAACCTGACAGATGAAAAATCCAGACGTATAGATGCTCTGGTGGCTTCGCTTGACGGTGAGTATGGCAGGGTAAAAGTTCGTGACTGGGGGCGAAGTGGCAGAACGCCAGCGGGCGTGCCCGTTGTTGATGGCGCTAACCAGACCGGAACCCAGATCCAGAGTAAGGGCTGGACGCCGGGAACAGTGGTGCTCAGACAGGGCGATTATTTCACTGTTAATGACGAGCTGAAGATGGTTACGGCCGACGTGACGAGCGCTGCGAACGGGACCGCAATGATTGTATTTGCGCCGATGTTGCGTGGTTCTCCGCCTGCTAATGCAGTCATTGAAATCGCGAAACCCTACGGCATTTTCAAACTGAAGGATAACCAGCAGGGAGCCGGTAACCGTGTGCCGGGTGTTTTTACCAGTTATACACTGGAGCTTGAGGAGGCATTTTAATGCTGTATTCCCCCTTTTCGGATTCGATGGTGGACTGGTTATCCCGCGACAGGGTGACGGTCGCGATCGCCGCCAATATTCAGTTTGAATCCGGTACCGTCTATGTACATTCCGGTACCGGGACACTGGTTCTTGGGGGTTATGTCTATTACGGCATGGGGCGCATGGGTTCTGTTGATGATGCCAGTGAAACCAGCACGACAAGCCCCACGCAGGTCAAAATGACCCTCTCAGGTCTGGATATGGCCCTCTTTGCTACCACGCTGAATGAGCGATGCGTGGGCAGAAATGCCGAAATTTATCTGGTGGCCATGGATGATAACGGTGTTGTCCAGGTTGCCGATCTCCTGTTCAAAGGGCGGGTATCCAGTACAGGGGCGACCGCTGGCGGGACTAACGCCCTGCAGTACACCATCAGTAATATTTTTGAAGACTGGCAGCGTCCTTTCCCCGATCGCTATACCGATGAATCGCAGCAGGCTGCTTATCCCGGCGACCGCATATTCCGGTATGTGGCGCAGATGTCTGAACGTTCGATTTACTGGGGTAGTAAAAAAGATGCACCAGGATTTACCTATAAGTGAGGAAGCATGAAGCATCCGGACTGGCATAACAGATTAATTACCGTAATAAGGGCCGCTGAAAAGCGGCCTTTTTTATGGGGCAGTCATGACTGCTGCCTGTTCGCGGCGGACTGTGCTCAGGCCATGTGCGGCGAGGATTTTGCGACAGGCTGGCGCGGAACCTACGACAGTGAGCATGGGGCGAAAAAGGCGATATTGCGAGGAGGCGGTTCGCTTGAAAAGGTGCTGTCACGGTATCTCGATGAAGTGCCGGTGAATCTGGCACAGCGCGGAGATATTGCTGTTGTTGAAAATGCCGGGGCGCGGTGTGCTGGAGTGGTGTATTCCGGCGTTGTATGGGTTCCGGGAGAAAATGGTCTTGTCAGACTGCGGGTTAAACCGCTGAGTATCTGGAGGGTACGTTAATGCCTGCTGCTGTTCCTATTGTTGCCACCATTGCCGCAGGTGTGGCGGCGGCAAATGAAATGTATGCCATTGCGATGGTTATCACCGTCGCCGCACAGATTGCCACTCAGGCGCTGACCAAGACCCCGTCGCTGAATTCCTACCGTGATACGTCTGAACGCAAACAGGTTCTGCGCGCTGCGGCCAGTGCCAAAACCGTTGTTTACGGTCGCTCAACGTCGGCGGGCACTTTGTTCTTTTCCGAAGAGCAGGCTGGCGAACAGGATGATGGCGAAATGCTGCATCTGGCCATTGCCCTGGCGGGACACCCGTTATCAGGTGTACAGACTGTCTGGTTGGGTGACGAACCGATCAGTAGCTATCCTGAGCATGCCTTTTTCGAGGTGCACACCAACCGACAGACGGCGGACCCTTACATGCTGGAAAACTGCCCGTCATGGAAAGAAGATATGATCGGGAAAGGGATCACCTGGCTGCGCGCATCCCTGAAATTCAATGCCGAAAAATTCCCGGCAGGTATCCCTAACATCAAGGTAGAAAAGCAGGGGCGGGCTATTTATGACCCGCGTACCGGGTTAACGGGTTACAGCAATAATGCGGCGCTGGTTATCCTGGACTATTACCGCAATTACCTGAAAGTTCCTGACACCGATATTCTCTGGGACCAGTTTAAGGAAGCGGCGAATATCTGTGATGAGGATGTGATTACTGGCGGTAATACTGTTGAGAAGCGCTATACCATCAACGGTGAATTCGATCTCAGTGAAAACAAAGTCAGTATTCTGGAAGGTATGCTGGCAGCGTGCGCCGGGGATGTAACGTATACAGCTGGCAAACATGGCCTTCTGGTCGGGGCGTATTACGGACCAGCTACCGAAGTGATCACTGAAAGCCAGTTGGCCGGTGATATCGAAATCATGCCGGAAGTCTCTCAGGCGGAACGCGTTAACACCATCAAGGGGACGTTTGTTGATCCGCAACAGGGGTATACCGAAGCGGATTTCCCCTCTGTGTCTGTCGGTGAATGGGTGACGGAAGACGGAGTAGAAATATCGCAGGATATGAAGCTGCGATTTGTGACCTCTGAATTTCAGGCCCAGCGTCTGGCAGACGTGAAGTTAAAGCGCACCCGTATCGCCAGGACGATGAACGTAACGTTAAATCTGAGCGGGTACCGTTACCGCCCTGGAATGTATGTGAAGGTGAATTTCCCGTCTATCGGTATCGTGAATGTTGAGATGCGGGTAACTGACTGGAAGTTCGGCGTTCAGAATGGCGTCCAACTGACACTAAAGCAGGAAACAGCAGATGTCTGGGGCGATGTCATCGGTAAACCGATCGAGCGGCCACCGTTTACTCAGTTGCCATCAGGCGGCGTGGCGCAGCCGCAGAACCTGAAATACACCGTGGAGGAAATTGGTCAGGTCGTACAGGGGATTTTGTCATGGCAGAACATCGGACAGGTGGTCTACAACAAAGTGATCATTCGTCGCAATGGCCAGATGGTCATGTCCGTCCAGGTCCCCGGGACGTTCACGCGTCTTAGCGGATTACCAAAAGATACCTATACCGCTCATGTTATTGCTGTTAACCAGATGGGGGCAGAATCGCCGGAAGGTTATCTGGAGTTCAGCATTGAAGCGCCTCCGCCGCCATCGCACGTCGATATTGAGCAGGGGTTCTTTGCAGTCACGATGATCCCCAGGCTTGAGTCCATAACCAATGTTTCCACCCAATTTGACTTCTGGACATCAGGAGAAACTCAGCTTTCCGGCACAACGGCTGAAATCGTTGAGGGGAATGCCAGCAGAGAGGGTATCGGTACCACATGGACCAGCAACCAGTTACAGGCAGGTCATACCTATTATTGGTACATCAGGACGATTAACGCTTTCGGTGTATCAGCATTCGTTGAAGTGCCGGCATTATGCTCGATGGATACCGGTGAATTGATGGACCTCATTGATGACGGCATCCAAAAATCTGATGCATTCCAGAATGTTAAAGATGGGGTCGATACCAACCTCGAAGGAATTATGGAAAATTCGCTGGCGAACCACGGAACCGTTGAGCACCAGTATCAGCAGTACGGTGAGGTACGTGCCGATATCATGGTCGTGAAAACCACGGTAGCGACTGCTGAGCAGGGACTTGCTGACCTGTCCACATATGTTCAGGCGCAAATTGGCCCTGAAGGTAGCCTTACATCAGCCGTTAACCAGAAGATGACAGCTGAGGTAAATAGTGATGGGACTGCAAAAGCCTCTTACACACTCAATATGGGGATTGTCAGGAACGGTGTGAAATATAACACCGGATTCGGCATGTCTATCGAGCCATCGGGGAATAGCTATAAATCTACCGTTGTATTTGCCGCAGATCAGTTCGGCATTTATTCCGGAAGTGATCCTGGAAACTATACCGCTGCGTTTTTCGTCTATAACGGACAGGTATTTATCCGTGATGCGTTAATTCAGGATGGCAGCATTAGCAATGCCAAAATTGGTAATTACATCCAGTCGAATAACTTCGTTGCGGGTTCAACTGGCTGGCGCATTGATAAAAATGGAAATGCTGAATTGCATGGCAAACTTTACGCTGACAGTGGCCAGTTTGCCTTTAACGGTGAAAACAACACGGTTGTTATAAATGGCAATGGCGTCACGGTAAATCTACCGGGTGGCGGGCGCGTTGTCGTTGGGCGATGGTAGGACAAAATATGCCGGAAGGAATACTGATAGATTATAACGATGGCCGTCCTGCGATGGCGATTACAGCGGGGCTCCGTGCCCCGTCATTCTGCACAAGTTTTGCTGGTTACGGTACGGGGGCAAACCAGTTTCAGGTTAATACTCCATTAACGTCAGGCTCCACAGTTTTTGTTTTACCGACACGTCCGGTTGACGTTCAGGAGTTCGCAGACAATCAGACATGGATAGTTTTACCGATATATATGACATCCGTTACAAGAAACGGAGACAACGGTGTGACTGTTAACGGTACAAACAGGGGAAACTACCAGCGAATACCAAACTGGGCAGGAACTGTATTTGAAATTCTCCCTGCTGCTACTTACAACGAAGGACTTCTCGTTTCTAACTCTACTGATTTCACTGCAATTTCGAATCAGGCAAGGTTAATGACATGTGCTTACGTTGGCACAGTGACAGTCAACGGCTCGATGGCGCTTCCCGTATCAGGAATACCATTCGGAAAGTGGGATAACAATAATGTGTCTGTAGGATTTGACGGAGCAAATATTATTGTAAGAGACATCAATTACTCAGGACGGGATGATGTTTCCGCATCTGTAACAATGGAACTGGTAATTTTCAATAATACCGCGCCTGTAGCCGGTGATGGAATTACCATGACTAATTCGGCTGGGCAGGTGACGTTTTCAACAGTGAAGCGGCCATTTGTGTATGACCAGCAACTAACGGTAACAGACAATAATCAATACATAGGTGATAAATATTGTCAGATTGTATTCACTGGCGCACAGTCAAGACGAGTGGATGGATATTTTAATATAAGAAAAAAGGGTGTGGTAATGTCAGGTGGAAACATCCGGTCAGCGTATAACCAGGTTGTTGGTAATTACAATGACAACAGATTTGATATGACATTTAATCAAAATATCAATATGCCAATTCTTGTCCTTCCGGATATGTATTGAGGAAATATTCATGTCAGCAGGAACCTTAACTCTTACCAATGACACCGATGCTGTTACTGGCAGCGGCACAGCGTTTACAACAGAACTTGCTGCCGGTGATTTTATTGTCGTAACTGTCGGCGGCGTCCCTTATACACTCCCGGTTAAAACAGTAAATAACAATACATCACTGACGCTGGTTAGTGTTTACACAGGCCCGACACAATCCGGCGCTGCGTGGTCTGCCGTGCCTCGTGTTGCTTTGAACATGGTCACGGCTGCCTTGGTGGCTCAAAGCGCTGAGGCATTGCGAGGACTGAATTACGATAAGCAGAACTGGCAGCAATTTTTCACTGCGGACGGTGATGTAACCATTACGCTTCCTGATACCAGCCAGACAACGGGGCCGTCAGCGAAAAAGTTAATCAACAGCGTCAGTGACAAGGCTAAAAAAGGGAACAACTCAGATATTACCAGCCTTACAGGACTGACAACGCCGTTAAGTGTTGCTCAAGGTGGGACGGGAGGAGCAACCCCTGCGGATGCGGCAAATAATATTGGCCTTGGTCAAAAAAGCAGCCCTTTTTTTTCGCAGTTAAACATTTCTACAACAGGGTACGCAATTCTTGGAGTACAGAATACTTCTCGTGCTGCTACTGATGTTGGTGCACGTGTCTCTATTGAAGCTTCACCTCTTGCCAATTCGAGAGGCTCAATAATACAAAAAAATAACAAGAATACCCCCGAAAACCAGATAGAGTCAATTCTGCCGTCAACGTCGGGAGTTCTTGCCGTACAGGGGACGTCCGGAAGGGAATACAAAAAGGATATAGAGGATGCAGACACCTGCGAAGCAATGCGGCGCATTATGGGGCTGCGTATGGTTAATTTCGTGTATAAGGACGATGAACTGGCGCGTGTCCGTTTCGGGATTATTGCAGAAGAAGCTGAAGATGTGGCACCACAATATGTCAAGCACAACCAATTTCCGGTACCTGGCAGTCAGGTTTACAATGAAGAAGGCCAGCTTGTCAACCAGCAGTATGCAGACCGTCCGTCTATAGACAACAACCCAATTGTAATGGACTTGTTAGGAGGCATTCAGAACCTGCAAGCGCAAATTACAGAACTGAAACTTACTATAGCTGCTTTACAAAAATAAAAATCACCTGAATTGGCAGGTTACCTGCTTCCGGGATTGAATTTCTTGCAAGGGAAAATTGACTGGTTGAGATGTGAATTGATGCCGCAACCACGCCGTATGCAGGAGCATGATTGCGGCCGACTGGCGAACGTTCGATAGTGCGAGTATTGAATGATTGCCAGTCATGGCGGATTGTACTTAAGCAATATGACGGTTCAAGGCGTTTAATCTGAAACCAGCCACATATCAGCCTCTTCAAACATTTCCTGAACCGTTCGGCTTATCTGCTCTTTCTCATGCTTGCTGGCGTCAGTGTTGATCGCCGGCAGTATCATCATCGGTTTGCAAGGCTTTGCGCTGCTTTTCTATGACACCTTCTCATCAAGCCAGTCTGCCCACCACTGCATCATCTCCCGGCGCATATCAAGATAAGCTGCGTGGTTGTATACTGAGCGGGTTCCTCCGCTTACGTGCGCCAGTTGCATTTCTATCGCGTCACTATTCCAGTGCTTCTCGTTTAGTACGGTGCTGAACTGGTGCCTGAATCCGTGGCCGCTCGTCTGTCCTTCATAGCCAATGCTACGAATCACACCAAGAACAGCATTCTCGCTAATTGGCTTCTTCCTGTCGTTTCTTCCTGGGAAGCAAAGTGAATACTGACCGGTTATATGCTGCAATACTTTAAATAGCTCAACGACCTGATCTGACATAGGAACGATATGAAGCTTTCTGCCTTTCATTACCGACGGGTCGATACTGATAATCCTGTTCTCATAATCTATTCCTGACCATACCAGCGATCTCATCTCGACGGTTCGCATGGCTGTATAGTGCAATACCTGCGCGGCAATCTTCATTACTATCCAACCACCGTACGCATTAATAGACCGCTGGAATTCATGTATACGATGCATAGGAAGGAAAGGGTAGTTGTTCTTGCGATATCCTTTCATGGCCCCAGAAAGGTCTGGGGATGGATTGTATTTTGCTCTTCCGGTTACGATCGCATAACTGAAAACCTCACCGCATCTTCGCCTCGCTTTATCAGCGCGTTCCATTGCGCCCCTGTCCTCGAACAGCCTGATGACCTTCAACAGAATCATTGGCTCGACTTCTTCCATGCGTAAATGGCCGATGATCGGAAGTATGTCATCCGTGAACATACTCATCATCTCGTCAGCATATCCTTTCGACCACACCTTTGATTTGTGAGCATGCCATTCGTGGAAAATGTCACCGAACGAATCAGCTACAGCCTCTTTCTCTTTCTTCTTTATAGCCTGCTTCTGATCGGCAGGGTCAACCCCGTTAAGCAGCTTCATTTTTGCTTCAGACTGTTTTGCCCTGGCTTCAGTGAGGGTGATCTCCGGATAAGGGCCGATTACCAGCGTCTTTTCTTTTCCGTCGAACCGGTACCGCATACGCCAGACCTTTTTACCAGACGGCGGCACGAACAAAAACAGGCCGCCGGAGTCAGCAAGACGGTACGACTTGTCGGTGGGTTTGGCGGCGTCGATCTGCTTAACGGTAAGCAT